AACAGCGCCGATCGCGTTTGCATCTCAACAGAGACTTGTAACTCCTGAAGATTATCAAGCACAGATTCTTTCAAACTTTTCTCAAGTTGATGAAGTCGCAGCGTGGGGTGGACAAGATAATATTCCTATTGACTATGGAAAGGTTTATTTAAGTCTTCAGTTTGATGATGGAACTGATGCAAATACGCAGACTCGTGTCAAAGCGAAGATTGTATCTGATCTAACAGATAAATTATCAGTAACATCAATCACACCGAAGTTTGTCGATCCAATAAATGTTTATCTTGAATGTACTGTTGATTTTAATTATGATCCAGATCTGACAGGACTCACTGCTGGTAACATGGCAACAAAGGTGACAAACATTGTTACCAATTACTTCAATACAATTGATGGATTTGAAAAAACATTCCGTCGATCAAATATGTTAACTACAATTGATGAAGCCGAAGAAGCAATCCTTTCTTCAAAAGCGGATGTAAAAATGAGAATGAGATTTGAACCAGAGTTTGGATCTACCGCAACTTTTGCATACACTATTAATTTTCCAGTTCCACTCGCAGAACCTGATGATGTAAATTATATCATACGGACAACAAACTTTGAGATTACAGGTGGAACAGCATATATCCGTAATAAACTGAATAGTACTCAATTAGAACTCGTAAATGCAATAACGAATGAAGTTATTACTTCAAATGTTGGAGATTACTATGCTAAGAAAGGTGAGGTTTGGATTTCAGAGATTACACCATTAAGTTCTTCTTCAGGTGGAACTTATATTGAAGTGAGAGCGACTCCATATAATCAATCAGTAATTAAACCTTTACGTAATTATATTATTAAACTTGATAAATCCCGGCTTGTTACAAATGCTTTAAGAGATGATCAGAATACGAAAGTAACACTCTAATGAAAACTCTTAGTGATTTAAATCGTTTACCAATTACTATGAAACGAAGTCTGGTAGGAGATGTCTTACCAGAATATTGGTCTTCTGAATATCCTAATCTAATTTCTTTCCTTGAAGCTTATTATGATTTCTTAGATAGTGATGAGAATTTTGGTGAACTCATTGAAGATCTTTATACAATAAGAGATATTGAAGAAGCTACTCTTGATCAAATAGATTTAATGTTTAAAGAAATTGGTATGGGTGTTGCTCATACTCAGTTTACATCACCAAGAGAAGTGATAAGAAACTTTGGTAGATTCTTTCGAGTAAAAGGTACAGAATACAGCGCCGAAAATTTCTTCCGTGCATTCTTTAATGAAGACGCTTGGCTAGAATATCCTAAGCATAACTTATTTACAGTTGGTCAATCTACATTAGGTATTGATGGATTAGATGTATTACAAGATGGTAAACTAAATCAGATTTTATCTGTTCTTGTAAAATCTCCAATCTCAATTGCAACATGGGGTAATTTATATCGAAAGCATGTTCATCCAGCTGGTTTTTATCTAGGCGCTGAAGTTTTAATCACAACTTTATTTGATGTAGGAGCATCAGCTCCAATTGTTGTTTTAGATTCTGATGGCGAGGTTATAGTTGAAGAAGTTACAACCTTCTTATCACAAGGTGCAGAACAAGATCTAACTCTACTACAAACAATGGGCGCAACCATGTATGTATTAGATTCAATACAAAATAGATTAATATGGACAAACATGGATGGGCTGTACGAATATGATTCGAGTTATACAGATAGAAATGCAGATTCTACACAAGAAGTCTTTAATGTTAGACTTGATCCAAGTATTCAGATTAGAGGATATAAAGATATTGTAATATCTGATTTTGATAGTGATTATACATCTATTTATGATTTAATGGAAGCATCTTATGACTTTGAACCATCGGTTCGGGTATAAATAATAGAAAATAATTTAGGGCATAGAAAATGGTAGCAGTAATAACAGATTATTTTAGAAGTAATATCGTCAGATATATTACTGATGGTATTAACGACTCCAGTGAGCATATGTACATTGGCCTAGGTAGATCTGAGTATTGGGATAGTACTGATACACCTCCTCCGCCAGTGAACACAGCAGAAGAAATTAAAAACTTTAGAGAAAGTTTACAAGCTGTAAAGAAAATCACTGACACATCTTATGTTGTTCCAAGAGTTAATTGGACGACTGGCACAACTTATTCACAATGGGATGATACTCAAGCAGGTTATCCAACACCCAATTATTATGTGATGACTCAAAACTACGGAGTCTATATGTGTTTAAGAACTGGAAGAAATGATACAGGAGCAACTGTTCCTTCTATAGTAGAACCTTCCGGCTCAAATAACGATCCATTTGAAACTGCTGATGGATATGTTTGGAAATTCCTATTTACTATTTCTGCAATTGAAGCTAACTATTTCCTTTCTGCTAATTATATGCCCGTAAGCAGAATTGTCGGTGAGTTAGATTCAGATGCGACTGGTATTCAATTAAAGCATAAAGAAATTCAAGATCAAGCTGTGCCCGGCATGATTTCTTCCATTGTTGTAACTGATGGTGGATCTGGATACTCTTCACCTCCTACTGTTACTATTACTGGTAACGGAACTACAGCAGCAGCAATTGCTACAATTGATTCTGCAACAGATTCTGGTAGAGTTGCTAAGATTGAATTCCTAAACGATTCTTCTACTTTATTATATCCTTATGGGTATGATTATGGTCAAGTCACATTATCAGGTGGAGGCGGATCAGGTGCTGAAGCTAGATTAGTTATTTCACCTCCTCAAGGATTTGGAGCAGATGCGCCAAATGATTTAAGATCTTCTGGAATTATGATTCATACTAAAGTTTCTGGATCAGAAGAAGATTTTATTGTTGTCCAAGATTTCCGTCAAGTTGGTCTAATAAGAAATCCTGTAAAAGGAGATGGAAGTGATTCAGACTTTACTGCAGACACAGGTAATGCATTACAAGCTTTAAACTTATCATCTACAACAGTAGCCTTTAGTGTTGATAAAACAATTGTAGGTGGAACTTCAGGCACAAAGGCTTATATTGATGAAGTAGATTCAAATTTATTATATTATCATCAAAACTCTACAACTGGATATGGCACCTTTACATTAGGTGAAACAATAACAGAATCTGATGGTTCTGGTGAAGGAGTACTAGGATCTATCATAGATAGTTCAGAAGTCGATCCATTCTCTGGAGAAGTCCTATACATTGATAATAGAACAGCAGTTGAGAGAATGTCTAATCAAACAGAAGATGTTAAAATCATTCTACAATTATAAAGAGCTAGCACATGACGATAAATTACACTGAAAAATTATTTGAAACTAGATACCGAGATGACTACGCGGATAGTAACGGGTTTGTTCGTATCTTATTCAACAATGGACGTCACTTACAAGCTAGAGAGTTAACACAATCTCAAACGATTATTCAAAAGCAATTGGAAAGATTCGGCCGCAATATTTTTAAAGAGGGCGCTGATGTTCTTCCTGGAGCAGTTGCTTTAAATAATAAGTATGAATTTGTAAAATTAGATGCTGGAGTTTACTCTGTTCCAGTTGATGGAAGCATTCTTGATGAAACATTTGTTGGTCAAAATTCAAATGTAAGAGTAAAAGTTTTAGAGCAAGTTGGGATTGAAGGATCTGATCCTCATACACTTTATGTAGAATATACCAATACGATAGGTGGAACAGTTAGTGATACTCCAATTAGATTAACACCTGGTGAAGATATTGTAGGTGTTTCTACTGGTACTATTTTAAGAGTACAAACAACAAACACAATTTCAAATCCAGCGGTTGGACAAGGCGTCAAGTTCTCCGTAGATGAGGGTTCCTTTTTCGTCAATGGTTTCTTTGTATTTGCGCCCAAACAAGAAATAATTATTCAAAAGTATAGCCCCATTTATACTGGTACTGTTGGATTTAAAGTTGTTCAAGACATTGTTACAGAAGATGATGATGAATCTCTTTATGATAACTCACAAAAACTTCCTAATACTACAGCACCTGGTGCAGATAGATTTAGAATTACATTAACTTTAATTGATGAAGCAAATACAAGTGCAACTGATACATTTGTTTATTTAGCTAAAGTAATAAATTCAAATGTTGTAGATGCTGTAACCGGATTTAATCAATATAATAAAATAAATGACTTAATTGCTTTAAGAACAAAGGAAGAATCTGGAAACTATTTAGTGCGTCCATTTAAAATTTTGTATGATTCAGCAGATGCAACAAATCTAAATTTAAATATTTCTGATGGCACAGCTTATGTTAATGGATATAGAGTTAATAAAGATTATCCTACAGAATTAGAAGTGCCTAGAGCTCAAGATACCGAGCAATTAGAAAATGAAGTAGTTGCAAGTAACTTTGGAAACTATGTTATTGCAAGTACTTTAATAGGTTTACCTGATATATCCACATTTTCTGAAGTTAATTTAAGAGATAATGCTACTTATGGATCTGGATCTAATATAGGTACCGCTAGAATTAGATCTATTGACCGTGTTGGTGATGGTACTTATAGAATTTATCTATTTAATATTGCAATGTCTGGTGGTAATAATTTTAGAAACGTTAAATCTCTTGGAACTTCTTCAATTAATAATGCCACTTTATTATTAGAAAATAATTTAGCGGTATTAAAAGAAGCAAATAATATAGATTTATTATTTCCTCTTCCACAAATTAGACCTTCTACAATTAATGACATATCATTAACAGTACAGAGAAAAATCAATGCTGTAACGGATGGTGCTGGAGCAGTTGATTTAACTTTATCAGCAGCAGGTGAAACCTGGGCAAGTACTTCTGATTGGATTACAGCAGTAGATTCTGATGGAGCTTTAGTCACTCCATCGATTTCAGGATCTGGTACTACGACAGCTTCTATTTCAGGCGCGCCATTTAATTCTAATTTAACACTTTTTGCTTATGTTAATAAAAGTGTTGGAACAGTTAAACAAAAGTTAATACAAGAAACTACTGGAAATCAAGGAAGCTTAAACACTGGTGGTAATGGAGAGCGTTACGTAGACCTTGCTGTTCCTGATGCTTTTCAAGTGAATTATATTAGACAAGATAGTGAAAACGGCGCAGACATTTCTGACCAATTTAACTTAGATACTGGCCAAAGAGATGCATATTATGATATTTCTAGATTAGTGCTTAAAGGCGGTATTGCAGTACCAACAAATGTTTTCTGGTCAATTAAACATTTTCAGCACGCCACTTCAGGTGATTTCTTTGGAATTAATTCATACTCTTCATTAAGCTACACTGATATTCCATCATATACTAAACAAGATGGAACCGTAGTTGATTTAAGAAATGTTATGGATTTTCGTTCAGTTAAAAACGTTGGTGATACTTTTGTTGGCGGAACTGGACGAATTCATGAACTTCCAAAAAATACTGACGTTATTAATTCCGACATTACTTATTATCTACCAAGATATGATAAAGTTATAGTTGATGAACAAGGAGAGTTATCTGTATTACAAGGTATTTCTTCTTTAACACCAAAGTTTAAAGAAGTTTCGCCAAATGCTTTAGAATTATATAGAGTTAAAATGAATCCATTTACTCTACATGATAGTGATATGGTAACTCAATTCATAGAAGCCAAAGGCTATACTATGAAAGACATTGGTTTAATAGAAAAAAGAGTAAACACTTTAGAAAAAGCTGTTAGTCTTTCATTACTTGAATTAGATACTAATGCATTAGAATTAATTGATTCAAATGGAACACCCAGAACTAAATCTGGATTTGCAGTAGATAACTTTACGAGTCATATTTTATCTGATACTACAAGTTCAGAATATAAAGCGTCAATTAATCCTAGTCAACAAACTTTAAATTCTGCATATGTTGAAAAAAATGTTGGATTAGTGTATGATTCTTCTTTATCGACTAATACTGTGTTAAAAGGCGATAATGTATATGTAAAATATAATGAAACAAGTTATATTTCTCAACCTCAAGTTTCTAATACTCAAAGCGCCAATCCATTTACTACTTCTTTATATAATGGCACAGTGATTTTATCAGGTGCTTCTGATGAACATAGAGATACAAAAACTCCAGCCACTGTAGTATTACAAGGGGGTGTAAGTTTAACGCCAAAACAAGAATTACTTTATTCATTTAATGAATGGGGATGGAATGGTATTGATAGAAATTCTACTGTAACAACTAGAGTTGTAGAAAATGAAACAATTAGAGAAGTGGTTAATGATAGAATAGTTGATGTAACTTTAATTCCATTTATGAGATCAAGAAAAGTTTATTTTAAAGCTGTAGGTTTAAGACCTAATACAAGAATTATTCCTTATTTTGATGGTGTTAATGTTAGTGATTGGTGCAAATCTGAAGCCTTCCAAAGAATTAATACAAATAAAGCCGAATACGGAAACACTAAATCTAAATTAACAAGTCATCCAGATGGAAGTTCTAATTTATTTACCGATGCTAAAGGTGAAGTTTCTGGTTCTTTCTTTATACCTAATACACCAAGTATTAGATTTAGAACTGGTGTAAAAGAATTTACTTTATTAGATATTACAACTTTTGATCCAGATACTTCAGGTTCTGTAGCTTCTGCTTCTTTTGCAGCAGAAGGTGTTATAGAAACTAAAACAGCTAATCTTGTTAATACAAGAAGAGTTAATCCACCAAACTTAACAAGAAAGCATAATCCATTAGCTCAATCTTTTTATGTTGCTGAAACAACTGGTGTGTTTTTAACTAAAATAAGATTATATTTTAAAAATAAATCTAGTACTCTTCCAATTTGGATTCAATTAAGACCTATGAAAAATGGGGCGCCGAGTGATGAGGTTATTATACCAGGTTCAAATAAAATCTTAGATCCTATTAATGTTCAAACTTCAACCGATGGAAGTGTAGGAACTGATTTTGAATTTGATGAACCTATTTATTTAAACCCACAAACAGAATATGCTTTAGTAGTTCTTACAGATGCTTCTGATTATAATCTTTTCATTTCAAGAATGGGCGAGTTTGAATTAGGATCTACTGAAAAGAGAATTACAAAACAACCTACATTAGGTTCTATGTTTAAACCTCAAAGCGTTGCAGATTGGGAGCCTTCACAATTAGAAGATTTAATGTTTATAGCTTATAGAGCTTCATTTTCTACTGGAACATCAACTGCGTATTTAGAAAATATAAGCTTACCTAATAAACTTCTCGGTGATAATCCAATTACTACAACTTCAGGTTCAGCTGAAATCACAGTAAAACATAATGAACATGGTTTATTTGTTGGAGACACTGTTACTCTTAGTGGTATTGTTGGTAATATTGGTGGATTCTCACAAGATAGCTTAAACGCCAATCATATTATCACAGCAATTGATGGAACTGGATATACTTTTGACATGGATTCAACTGCAAGCATTACAACTACTTCTGGTGGTGATGATGTAATTGCATCAGATCAAATGCTAATGGATAAAGTCTTCCCTTATATTGAAACGATTGCGCCAGAAGAAACTGCTTTACAGTATAAAGGTAAATTCCACACTGGTAAATCTTTTGCTGGAAATGAAACAGCTTATGCTGAGGATGTTATCTTTACAAGTCTTAATAATAAAGAATATAATTTCTTTCCAGCTCCAAGAGTTATAGCGCAAAGTTCAAAAGAAACTTCATTAGCAACTTCTACTGCTAAAATGAATGTATTAATGACTACTGCATCTGAATATGTATCACCTATTGTTGATTTACAAAGAAGTTCATTAACAGGTATATCACATAAAATAGATGATCAAGCAGCAGCTCCTGCATCAGGTAAAAATGTTCCTTTAAATTATGTAGCAGAAACTGATCCAGCTGAAGGTTCTTCTTTATCAAAGCATATAACAAAGCCTGTTACTCTTATTCAAGATGCTGTTGGTTTAAAAATTGTATTTAGTGCAAATAGACCATCAGTTTCTACTATAGAAGTTTATTATAAAGCAATTACTGAAGACGAAGATTTAAACTTAGTTGATTGGTCACTTGCTACAATAGAGACGGAAGTTCCTTCTGATGAGAATAGAGATGAATTTAGAGAATATAGATACCTAGTTGGAGGAAGTAGCGGTAGCCTATCTTCATTCTCGGTATACCAACTAAAAATTGTTATGAAATCTACAAATAGTTCTAAGGTTCCTGTAATAAAAGATTTAAGAGCAATTGCGCTAGGGACATAATATGAAATTTTTACCGGTAGAAGGAAATAGCGATTTAGTAAAAGATCCTAATACAGGAGCTATTTTAAATACTTCTAGTAATATTGCAATTGCAAGAAGAGCTAAAGAGGCACGGAAACAAAAAGAAAAAGAATTAATTGAACTAAAAGAAGAAGTAAAAGAATTGAAAACTATGTTAAATGTACTTCTAAATAAATTGGATAATTAATTATGGCACGTCAAGTAAGAGTAGATTTAAGCGATCACTTTGAAGCATGGAGAGAAAAAACAAATCTTCTTTCTCAATATATGGGTGATTTAGATAGGTTAATTACACCAGAAGATTCTGATCTTGTTGGTGCTATTAATTCTGCTTATACGTATAGACAGGACTATTATACTGACACGACTGTAGTTTTAGTTAATTCAGCTGGCAGTATAATCAAAACAATGTATGTTTATGATAGTATTGGCGGCTTATAAATAAAGAATAAAATGGGCGGATTAGATGGCAAGAAAAATTTACGTAGATTTAAGCGATACAATCGACGCTTGGCGGGAGAAAACAAATATTCTTGGTGCGAATAGTGGTGACTTAGATAATTTAATCACTACTGCAGATTCTGACCTCGTGGCTGCTATTAATGAAGTTTATAATTTTCAACCAATACGGGATGAGAATTTGCGCATTAGAAGGGCTGATGGAACTATTGCAAAAGATTTATATGGCTTCACAGCAGATTCATCCGGTGGTTAATTATTATGGCAAGAAGAAGACCGCTTAGAATAGATGATAGCGACAACCTAATAGAAATGTCTCTTGATGACATGTTACAAGTTAGAAAACGTATAATTTCATTATACGGCGCCAATCCTTCTGTAACATTAGGTGTTGTTCCATCTGGTGGTAATTTACCAGGAGCTCCACTATATGATAGAAGAACTGTTTCTGGTGGTGCGGTTTTAGCTGGAGATCCTCTTAAACCTTTAAGTACAATAGATGTTGCTTATAACAGAGTTGAACAATCAATAGAAGATTCTAGTACAACTCCAACTTGTCCTGATACAAATCTTAGAGGATTTCCAGTTTATTTAAATGACAGCGATCACATCCAGGCGATGACTGATTCCGATTTTTATGATACCTTTATGGATTCAGCTATTGAGACACTTACGCTTACTGGCTGGGCAGATAGTACTCAAGCTGGAACATATGTAGTATCAACTACTCAATTTGTAGAAGATGCTGAACTTATATCAACTACTCCAATTTTTGTTAATACTATAGCAGATGTTGAAGCATTTGGAAGTGGCCCTTTGCCTGAAGATTCAGATCAGCCATTAGAATTAACTTCATACTATTTACATAGAATTAATCCAACTCGTGCAGAAAGTTTTAATTGTATTGTAATTGACGATTCAGATCATTTACAAGAATTAACAGATTCAGATTTCGATGAATGTCTTTCTAAATCTATTCGATATTCAGCCGCAAGGCGACCTTTAAATCAAATAAGATATGCATGGGATAGTGGTAATATTAGAACTACTGCTATTTTAGATACTGTTATCGATTCATCTGGTGGACCTGTTAGTGATTATGACGAATATGGTACATATGAAGTAGATTATGAGTACACTCAGTACGATTCTGCGTTACCATATATAATTAGAGAAGATGGAACATATCGTCAAATTGTTCCAAGTGGAAGAGAAGCAATTTATAGAAGATATTATTTGAAAATACAAAAGGTGTAATTTATAATGGCAGTATTTAGTGGAAAGATTGTAGAAGCTAAATTCTTAGATCGTCAAAAAACAATGATAGAAATCTTATATAAAGATGATGATAAAATTGTGGCGCATTCTATAGAAGTTGATTGGGAATTAAAAGATTTTCATGATTTATTAGAAGAAATGGATCTTGAAGATATTGAAAGACAAACAATCATTAGAAATCAAGATTTAGCGGAACAAAAGAAAGCAGCTGTAAAAGCGGGTGTTGAAGCAAGATTATCAGATGGATTTAAAGAAAAAGCTACTGCAATTGATGTTTTAATAAAAGAAGTAATTGCTAATAGACACGATGAAAGTTTCTTATTTAAATTTAAAGCAGAAATATTTAAAATGGAAGAAGTAAGTCTTTCTTATAAATGGTTTAAAAAAAGAAAAATTCAGAAATCTAAAGATGCATTAGAAATTTTAGCTATATTATATAAAATTATAAAGTGATGGTTTATAATGGGAAACAAAATCATTTACCTCAGGTGGGGTGAAAGATACACTGAAGAGCATGTATCACAATTATTCGATAAAGTAAATAAAAATTGTTCAGTTGATTTTGAATTTACTACAATTGAAAGTGTTCATCTTGGTGATGAATTTGATGAACTTGCAAAAGGTCAAAAAATTTGTTTTAGAGGAACGCAGGATCCAGAATCTTCAGTAACAGACAATCCTAATCAAGATTATTGTAGAGAAGACGCTGGTGGCATGGCTCATTGGCGTAAATATCTTATGTTTAACCGAGATGTTGAGCAATTTAGTGAAGAAGATACTTTATTATATTTAGATTTAGATACACTTATAACTGGAGATTTAGCTTACTTTTTTGATTTAGATATGTCTAAGCCATATATTGCTCGAAGCTGGCAATTTGAAATAGACAATTTATGGAGAAAGCTCTATAATCTTAGAAGTTGTCCTTATTTTAATAGTTCAGTTTTAGTTTGGAAACCAGGTCAATGTTTACCTGTTTTTGATGAAATGATGAAACAATATTGGAATATGATGTTATCATATGGAAGCAATGATAATTGGCTATTCCATAGATTTGGGCCACATACTTTTTCAGATGAAAATAGAAACTTTTTTAATTGGTTTCCAAAATATACAGTAGCATCTGATTCTCGCTTTGTTAAAGAAGGCGAAACAATTATTCACACTTTAGCTGGATTAACTATGTCTGAAAAGAATAAATTATGTTTATAATAGATGATTACAATATTAATGATAGTTTAGTTGATAGTCTATTTGCATTAGATGAAAACTGTCCATGGATGAAAATTGATTTTTATAGATCATTATCTAAACGTAAATTACAAAAAAATATGTGGTTATATGATCAATTAACAAATGTTATACACGATCCAACTATAATGTCTAGAGTAAATTGGTTAGCGCCTGGTTTTTGTTATTATTCTTCTATAATTTTAGATAAATTGGGTTTCAAAGATATAAAATTTTATGATTATGATCCTTCAGTTAAATACGTTAATTATCAATCTACAAAATTAATTAAAAATGCAAATGTAGAACATATTATGTTAGATGTAGTATTTGATAGAGAATTTATTAGAAAAGATCCAGATTTAGTAGTTTGTCTTTCTATGTCATCTCTTGGAAATGATTTTTTTATGCTTAATGAAAATTATAAAAATAATCCTATGTTTGCTTTAATGGGTTCTAGTAAATGTAAACGAGGAAATATTCATGTTTTTGAGAGTATAGATAAATTCATAGAATCAACTGGAATTAAGAATATTTTATATTCCGGTGAAAAAAATATACATGGAGAAATTTATTATTTGGTAATAGGGCATAAGGAAGATGATGGATGCTACAAATTATAGTTTCTAAGTGGGGAACATTATATGGTGAAGAATATATAGATCGCTTAAAAGAAAGAATTGAAAAAAATTGTAGTGTACCCTGGAATTTAACAGTTATAAGAGATCATGAAAATGGTTGGGGAGATTATAGTAAAAAACATTATAGAGGTGAAGGAGAACCAAAAGTAGTTCAAGGTGAAGGATTTCAAAATGGATATCACCATTATAATTTAGGAGGAATTCCTTTATATAGAAAAATGTATCCATTTGGTATGGACGATCATTGTCATGAAGATGATACAATTATGATGATGGATATAGATATGTTAATCACTGATGATTTAGCATATTTTACAACTTTATCTACTGATAAACCGTGGATTCAATTTGATTATGATACACCAGAATGGGAACTTATGGATGATTATAAAAATCAAAATATAACTCCGTTAAATAGTTCTGTAACAGTATGGCGAAAAGGTCAAATGAGACCAGTATACGATTTCGTTAATAAATTTAAAAATGAAGTATTTTTTACATATAGACGTGTCGATGCTTATCTTTGGTATTGTTGGGGAGTAAAAGACTTCTTTAATTATTTACCAGTTGAAGCTGTTGATTGGTATTATAAAGGAACAAATGCAATTGTAAGAAATATGGCAGGTGAAAAGATTGAGTTGAAGAATGAAGTGGTTGTATAATATAATGAATCCTAGACCTCCTAGAACGTCTACAAGCAAAAATAAAATAGTGTGTGCTCGATGGGGAAAACTCTATGGTGAAAAAGATATTGATGATTTATATGAAAAAGTGAAAAAGAATTGTTCAGTAGATTTTGATTTTGAAATATTTGATAACTTTAAAAAATATAAACATTGGGAAAGAGCAAAGAAAAAACATTATAGAGCTTCTTTACAACCTGATGAAAGGTTCGATGCTGTTCAAAATGGTTATCACCGTGATGATTTTGGAGGAATTCCTCATTATCGTAAAATTACAATGTTTGACCAAGATAAAAAATTTAATCCAGATGATACAATATTATATCTTGATCTGGATACAAATATTACTGGTGATTTAGCTTATTTTTTTGAAGAGATTAATCATGCTAGGCCATATTTAGTTTGGAATTATTGGTGGGACAAAGATGATGGTATTGAGTGGAAAAGGCAATATCATGTTACTCGTTGTCCATTATTTAATAGCTCAGTTATGGTTTGGAAACCAGGTCAAAATGAAGCTATATATAATTTTGTAGAAAATAATTTAAATGAATGTTTTTATACTTATCCTTCTATGGATACTTTTATGTTCCATAATTTTGGACCTTATAGTAATCCAGAAAGAAGAAATCATTTTAATTATTATGATGAAGGTATAGTCACTTCACAACGAGTATTAGGTCATGATAAGCCTGGGATTATTAATATGCTCGAAGGGCTAAGTGCAGAAGAGAAACATAAACATGTATCACATTGAAGAAAAAGATGTAGATAGATTCCAAAAAATACTTGATCAACTTAAACATACTTATCCATGGGATGGAATGCATGCTAATATCTGCGCTCAAGTAGGACCAATTGAATTTCAAATTCAAAAATGGTGGGCAGATAGAATAAATTGTATAGATCAAAGAGTAGCTATTTTGAATGGTGGGATTGGTTATTTTTCAGTTCCCTTTGCATATGAAATGGGAGCTAAAAAAATAGATTTATATGATATGGATCCAATCACAGAAAACTTAAGTTGGTATGTAAATGGAATATACAAACCTGAATTCGTTCACCATCAAAAAAATGTTATTTTTGATAAAAGAGAAATTGATAACGCTGATGTGTACATAAATACTAGTTGTGAGCATAGTTATCATATGAGAGATATAATTCCATCAAATCGCCTTTGTGTAATGAGTGGAAATAATTTAACAGCTAGAGGACATATAAATTTATTTAAGAATATGCGAGCGCTGAAAAAATCAGTAGGATTTAAAGATGTATTATATGAAACGACAATGGAATTTACATATCATGATGATATGGGAAAAAGACCATATAAACAATTTTTAGTAATAGGGATAAAATCATGAAAAAGAGAGTTATTTTTTCAATTTATATTGAAATCCCTGAAGCACTTTTGGATGAAACAGGTTATTCAAAACATGCCGAGAAAAATACGCATAGAGGTGAAAGAGCTGGGGAAACTAAAGATAAGTTAAAAGCATATAAAAATAGATTGATGTGGAATCAAAAATGGTATGCGGATCAATGTGATGCAGACTATCATATGTACACTTATGATAAACAGTTTTTAGAATATTATCGTTATTGTAAAGGTGTTCACGATAAGCTTCCAATGTATCATATTGTAAATTATTATAAGAATCATTTGCTTCAAGAATTAGCGAAAACTTATGATGAAGTTTTTTATATGGATATTGATATTATTCCTAGAACAAAAGATAATATATTTGAAGTCCACAATATGAATAAGCTTTGGGCAAAGAATAATAATGATTTAGCTGAGTGGAGTAAGCACTACGATTTAACAAAATATAATAGTTGTGATAGAAACCCTGGTATAAAATATTGGAATTGTTATGCTCTTTTAGTTCAAAACGGACATGATCCTGAAAACGACGTTATTAACACAGGAACAGTAATTGGCGGTAAAAAAGCAATTATGGCAATGAATTGGCAAGGGGAATTTGAAGGATTAGTTGCTGATATGTTAAAATTACAAGAAGATGAAGCAACAATGTTTCCTGAAGCACTACATTCAAGGTTTGCATTCGATAATGAAACCATGTTTAGTTATTTAGTAAAAACTAAAAAATTAAAGTATGATACTTTAGATGATATTTGGCATGGAAGATTGCCAGATGATGGAGTAGATCCAAGACATAAAATTATTCATGCTATTAATAAGAAGTTTGAATTAATTTGGGATGATGTTCCATATGATGGAAGAACTTTAGGAAAATCATAATGCCTATTACAACACATTCTTCAGGTGAGACTAATCAAGCACAAAAAATATTTGTTTTCAGAATGGGAAAAAAATATGGTGAAGAGTATGAAGAATACTTAAACCGAAAACTAAAGGGAAGATATGATCTTGTTTGGATAAGAAATCCATTAGATTCAAAAGTAGCATTACAATGGAATAAAATGTTTCTTATGAATTTAGATTATATTGACCCCATTATTGTAATGGATATTGATATTTTATTAGAAAATAATTTCCATGAATTATTTGAATATCCTATTCAAAGAGGTGAATTTTTATCAATTCCAGCGTGGTGGAATGAAAGAGCTGGATATTTACTAAATGGCGGGTTTTTTAAATACTATCCTAAAGACTGTAAATACATTTTTGATGAATTTATTAATAATTCTAAGCATTGGCAATCACATTATATTAAAGAAGGTATTACAATAGGTCCAGTAAATGGTGAGCAATATTTTGTTGAAGATCAGGTTAAGAAACACTTAGATTTAAAGTTTGTCCCTAAGTCATGGGTAACTAGATGGACGAATGATAGTAGCAAAAATATGAAAATTGCTGATAGATGGAGAAAAAAGGTAGAAGATACACAATTATTTTACCATGAAAAAAATAAATTTAACGAAAATGTGAAATTTGTTCATTTTACTACCTCTTTAAATAAACCGCACGAATCGAAATTATATAAATACTAGTAACCAGAAAAAAGAGGTTTTAGTATGCCCAGAATTATAGATTTACCTTCAATTAGTGCAGATTCTGCCGATTCCGCAGATTGGCTCATTTTATACAATGTTGATGCAGCATCAAATGACGCTGTTAATAAAATTAGAGTTGATCAACTAGCTGAATTAACAGCAGGAGTTGCAGCTTATGGTGATTCTGACGTAGGAGTATATTTAGCTAATAGTGATTCAGCTAATCCTATACAAGTTGGGCAAATGGTCATAGATAGCGACCTTGTTGTTCTAGGTGACTTAAGAGTTTTAGGTACAACTACTACAGTTAGTAGCTCAAATTTAAGTATTTCAGATAAATTACTAATATTAGCTGATAGTGCATTAACACCAACTGATGCTGATGGTGGTGGTATTCAATTAAATGGTGCTGATGCTACATTACTATATCAACAATCAGATGATACATGGAATTTTAATAAAAACTTAGAATATCCAAATAGATTTTCATTAACTGACACAGATTCATTAAATGAAGGAACTACAAACTTATATTATAGTTCTGCAAGATTTGATTCCGATTTAACTAATGCAGATTCGTCAATTACTTCTAGTCAATTAGCTTCTGCTGTTTCTTTAATCATTTATGATTCTGCTGGATCTGCTATAAAGACGTTGTATGGTGCAGGAGTTTAAGTATGGCTGGCAATCCTTTAGTATGGGACACATCATCTGAAGATGTACGTCCAGCAAGTGCTGCACACGTTATAAACTTAATTGAAAGAGGAATTTTTCACTATAGCTCTAATCCTAGTGTGCAATTAAGTTATGTTGCATCTGGTGGTAATTTAAATTCTATTGATGACACAAGATATGCACCTAGCGCAGGTTTATCTAGAGTTGATAGATTTCCAACACCAGCTGAAACTGGAGCAGTTGACCTTATTACTGTATCACAGCAAAAAATACAACAAACAAAGGCAACTGTAACAAAGCCAACAAATACTAAGCCTTTAGCTTATGTTACAAATACTGGAAATATTAGAGCTCTTCCTATTGATGAAGCAGTTGAAATATTAGTAAAACCTGCAATTGATAAGTTAAATGATAAAACAGCTATTGCAGATGATAATCGCGGTGGAACTTATTTTGTTACTACATCAGTTTCAGCAACAGATGCTGATAATGTTTCATCCCAACCAATATACACTGATACTAATGCAAATGTTTCTTTTTATGATGCAGAAAGATCTGGAAATGGATTATTCGTTTCAGCAGATACTCCAACCACTAACACTTCTTGGTATTTGCATAAACAAAAAGCAGATGCTTTTGATAGAAATTTAACTGGAACAGCTGGAGGGGATGTAAATAGATATCCTCTTTATATTACACCATCTGGTGATTTAAGACATTACACTATTGCTGAATACGATAATTTTATTGGTGAATTAATTAGATGGGCTGCTGTAAATTTATCAGGTTACATATTAGATTATCAAGTTAGCACTTCTTCTGTTGATAATACGTATAGAAGTTCAACAATTACTAATACTTTAGTTGATAGTTCAAAACACTTTACTGAACAAATAGGTCCAGATGATTATAGAGGACAATCAATTCCTCAAGGTACTGCAACCTTAATAAATTCTTATTATCTTACCCTTTCTAAAAGCTAATCTTTATAAATAGAATATAAAAGAGGCAGGGGCGTTTTGCACGTCCGACAAAGAAATCGGTAGGAGTATTTCATGGCCCAATATGAAGAATTCACCTTAGCTCAAGGTGCAGACATAGCAATTGAGCTACATTTAGTAGACGACCAAGGATCTCCAAAAGATCTGACAAACCATACGGTTTCGGCACGACTACAAAAATCATATACATCTACATCTTATACTGATTTCAATTCAATAGTTGCAAGCCCACCTTCTGACGGTATTGCTACTATATCACTAACTAATGTTCAAACTGAAGCTTTAGAAAAGGGACGTTATGTTTATGATGTCATACTTTCTTTTGTTGATAGCGCTGGTGATACAATAGCTGAAAGGCTGTTAGAAGGAAGAGTTCAAGTGACACCAAATGTCACACCAACTCCGGGAGGCAGTGAATAAATGGCTGAAATAACACTAACTTCTCAAGGCCGAACAACTGTAGTTAAAAAGGTTATAATTGGAACTCCAGTTAGAAGAGTTACATCTGGTTCGTTTAGTATTTTTAATATTTCAGGTATTTCAGCTGTCGGATCTAGTCATAACGATCTTCTTGTTTTTGATTCATCTACTGGCAATTATGAAAATGAAAGTACGCTTCGTGTTTTAAAAGTAGATGATTTTACAATTGACAGTAACTCAATAAGTGCTACTGGCGATATAAACATCTTTGCTACACAACTTAATATTTCAGCTCCAGTTGAAGCAACATCATTCAAGCAAACTCAATTAGGTGCTTTTGATGATTCTGATCTAACAAGTAAAATTTATGTAGACACTGAAGTTGAAAGAGTTAAACATGTTATTTTTACTACAGATGATGGATTTACAGATTCTGTTCAAATTTATAATGATGAAGATATAAAAGTAATTGGTGGAACTGGTCTTAAAACTTCTGCTACAAAAATTGGAACTCAATATCAATTAACAATTGATTTAGATAGTTCTGGTATAGTAACCGGAACTTATGGTACTGCTACTTCAGATGTTTCAGCTGATTTTTCTAAAGGCCAGCAGATTACATCAAGTAATTTGCAACAAAATTTTGCAGGAGCTCCAAGTCAATCACAATTTAATAATGATGGTACTAAATGGTTTGTTATTGGAACTAATGGTTCTTTTGATGAAGAATTTGAAGAATGGGATTTAAGTACACCATACGATTTATCTACTGCTACATTTAGTCAAAGTGTATCAAGAGATATGGGCGGAGAAACAAACGGCGCCCAAGCGATGACGTTTAACAATGATGGTACAAGCTTATTAGTTTTTGTAAGAAGACCAGGCGGGTCAAGCCCAAGAGCAATATCTTATACCTTTACATTAGGCACAGCATATGATATAAGCACTTTATCTGCTGTACCTGGTAGTTTCAAATCCACAAATGATTATGGTGTAACAGGAACTGATAAAGGATATGCTTGGAATAATGATGGAACTAAATTATTTGCGGTATCTCATACTCAAAATTTAGCTGTTATTGATGTTAGTACTCCTTATGATATTAGTACGCAAACATCATATAATGATTATCACCCAACAGATATTGATTCAAATATTACTGCAAATGCTCTGTGGGGTATAGCGTTTGATAATAATGGTTCAACTCTTTACTTGTTGGAAAGTAATGATACCACAAATGAAATATTCAAACTAACATTATCGACACCATACGATGTAACTACTGCTACATTAGATGAAGTGTTGGATATTGATGAAACTAGTTCATATGATATATCTTATCCAAAAAGTTTAGTAACAACGCCTGATCATCTAATTGTATATGGCACAACATCTGGAAGTGAACAATACACATATATTACTAAACCTTCAGGTGGCTCTGGCAATTATGGCCTTACAATACCTATTCTTCAATTTGATTCATCTGGAATATTATCTGGTGTTACAGTATCTGATCCTATTACAACAGATAATGTTAGAGAAGGCGACTCAAATTTATATTATACTACAGCTAGATTTGATGATAGATTAGACGATAGTAGTTCTATTTCAACTATACGTAGTATGTTCTCTCCTGGCGGAGATATGGTATATGATTCAATTAACGGTATCTTTTCAGTTAATGTTCTTGCTAGCTATAACTCAGAAAACTTTGATTCTGACTTAGATGATGCTTTAGCTAATAGTCAAAATATTGTATATAATGATTCATTAAATTCATTTGACTTAACTGCTATAAATGAATCGAATGCTGGTACATTTGGGTCAACAACTGAGGTTCCAATTCTTCATGTTGATTCATATGGTAGAATTGATAGTATTAGTACTGCTTCAATTTCATCAACATTGAGAATTAGTGCTGATAATTCAGCTGTTGCTATTCCTGCTGATACATCTATTGAATTTAATGCAGGAAAATACTTATCTGTATCCGCTGCAGATGCAGATAGTGCTTTTGGGCCAGATGGATGGTCGATTGATTTTTGGTATAAAAAAGATTCAAACACTACAGCTGGCGGGACTGGAATGTTCCAAGATGGTATTATCAACCAGCACGGCCATTTTGTTATATTTGATAACACAAATAATGGTGTTTCTACACTTGCTATTGCTGGTTCAAAAGATAACACTGGATCAAATTTTTGGTCGGCGAATACTAACACTGTAACAACAACAAACTGGAATCATTTCCATGTTGGTTATGATGGAACAACTGTTAGAGTATTCGTTAATGGAACATTAGATAATAGTGTAACCACTACATCTTATCATGGTCCCGTAACAGGAGGAACAGCACCTTTAAATATCGGCGCAAGATCTGGTGGCGTTGGCGCAACTGTAACAGAGGTTTTGGCTGGACAACTAGCAGATGTTCACATACAAACAGGAACTGGTGGTGTTAAAACTAGTAACTTTAGTACTCCAACAGGAACACCTGGTGCAACAAGTAATTCTTTAATTCTATTATATGGCTCAAGTTCAGGTTGGCAAAATGCCACTTCTACTACAGTAACAGAAGCTGGAACTGGCAACGCTGTTACTACAAATACTCTACCATACACTGCAGGTTCTGCTATTAGTAGTGGTGTAGATTCGATAAATCTTGGTACTGATTTTTTCAATATTTCAGGCCAACCTGATAATATCATTACAACAGTAACAGATAATGGTATTAATATACGCTTAGATAGTGGTCAAACCTCACACAATTCTGTTTTAGGTGCAGTGCAGCCAGGATTATATACGTATGGTGGTGGGTCGTCTATTGCGCGAGTTTCAGTTAATGAGTTTGGTATTGTTAAACACATAGACGCAACTGACATTCAGGCGGAAATAACTCTTAAAAATGAAAATAATACAGAATATACAGCATTTACTACACAAAATGACTTAAAGTTTGTAGGTGGGAACGGGATTGATGTTGATATTAGTGGCGGCTTTTCAGGTTTCGATATCAACGCTGATGCAGTAATTACTGTTTCAATTGATTCATCTGAATTAAGTGCAATAGATAGTGTATCTTGGTTAACTGATTCTAATAAATTACAAATTAGTACTTCTGATGGAGCAAGATTTGTTCCACAAATTAATTACTTTGGTGATAGTGTAATTTACGACGATACACTTCGCATGAATACCTATAAATCCGCAGTTTGGGGTACAAAAGGAAATACTGAGCAAGGTGTATCTGGATCATTTAGTTCAATATTTATGATGCCAGGTGGTAATGAACAATTAGGCGGTTGGTGGTTCTATAATAATTCACCTGCAATGAAGTTTTATTCTAAGAGTAAAAATAGTCAAACAGGTGCTGATAAAGCTGGGTCCATTGAATTCCTGACTTATTATAACGATGGAAGTTCCTTTTACGAAGATATGATTGTCAGTAATGGGGTTGCGCTAAAGTATAAAGGTCGGCAAGCATTATCTATTATAGGGCCACAAAATGGCGCTAATGATAGCACGAATGTTACAAGGTTTTATTCCCATGCTATTCCTTATACTGGTTTGGGTGTAAACTATGATTTAGGTGATTCTGAAAACCCATGGAGAGATTTATATCTTTCTGGACAAACAATACATTTAGGTGAAGTTCAACTAGCAGATAGCAATGGTGATTTTGCAATTAGATCTGCAGATGGATCTCCTGGTAATATAACAGCAGCTCATATAAGTGCTGATTCTGGTTATATTGGTCAATTCAGAGCAGATTCTGCACAAATTACTAATTATACTGCAACTACGGGATTTGTTGGACAATTAACGGTTGATTCTATAAATGTAACAGATCTTAATATTAGTACAGCAATAGTAACAAATGGTCTTACAGCAGACTCAGCTAAAGTGCAAGGTACTTTAACTGTAAGAGATATAAATGTAGATTCAGGATCTATTAGTCAATTTACAGCAGACTCAGCTTCAATTACTAATCTTAATGCTACAACAATATCCGGTGACTCTGCAACATTTACAAACATAGTAAGATCTGGAACAACTGTTACTGCCGGCACATATGGTTCAGCTTCAGAAGTTCCAATTCTTACAGTTGATTCTTCAGGTTTTGTTGATAGTATTGGATCAGTCTCAGTTGCAGGTGTAACAGCATTTGCATGGGATTCGGCAACTTCAACTGCTACAATTAGTACAGCTGATGGCGGATCTTATCCAGCAACTATCAATGGTTTTCATAAAATCACAAGTCATTTAATACCATCAATTGCTAATACATACGATCTTGGTAACGATTCATATAGATGGAATGATCTCTATCTAAATGGAACTAGTTTGTATCTTGGGGATACTATTATAGAAGATAGTGCTGGTGGCTTTGTCTTTATGCACAATGACGGTAGTGCAGCAAGCCCTGTAGGAGTTACTGTACCAGAAACTAATTATATTACTTCGACACCACCTACAGGCGATACTAGTATCACCGCACAAAGAATGATATTTAATCCAACTGGTACGATATTACAGGTAGGTGGACTATATACACCTTTGACATATTATGATTTATCTACAGGTTGGGACTTAAGCACTGCAACTGTAGATCAAAATAATTCTTGGACAACTGGTGGTACTCCTTGGAGTGAAAATGTTAAGTTTGATACTGGAAGTCTAAGCTTTAATGCTGATGGTTCAAAAGTTTTCACTGGACGGTATAACAGTTCTATAGGCCAATTAGTATTACACGCCTATGACCTAGGCACAAATTACGTAATTGAAAGCGTAGGAAATAATCCTTCTCAATCCGTAAACGTTAATGTTACTTCATTAAATACAGCTTGGAATGACAACAAACCTGCTGGATGGGCGTTCAATTTCTATTCATCTGGTAGAGATTTTAAAGTAAGAGTTATTGATAGTGGTAATAAAATTGCCATGTTTACGGGTGAAAGCAGTAGCTACTTAGACCTAATTGTTCTTCCTTTAACTACTCCTTATGACTTAAGTACTATTGACTATACTCCGGCCAATGCAAAATGTTTTGATTTCGAATATGAATTAACAAATAATATTGTGCCAGGTAGATATGCTGATACGATAATTTACGGCGAAGATTTTCAATTTAGTAACGACGGCACGAAGCTTTGGTTGACTGTTTATGACAGAGTTGGAGCTTCAAGTCCTTTTACTTATGAAATGGATTTCTATCAATTTGATTTATCTACTGCCTATGATATCGATCCAAGTAGCTTATCTTATAATAGTTCTGTAAGATTAGGAGAATCTGCTTCTTCTCCTTATTATAGATTAGGTGAAAGAATAGATGCTTTCCATGTAGAAGAGTCACAAAATAAAATATTCATGGTAGTAAGAAATGAATATTTAAATTCTGGTGGAAGTCAGTTGCTAGCAACTAGCGCAATTGTAGAATTTAGTTATGGTAGCCCAGCAATTATGGCTCAAACTAAAATGGGTCATGTAAAAGCAGATTCAGCTCAAATTTCCTTACTAAACGCTGATTCAGGAACTATTGGTCAATTTACAGCTGACTCAGCTTCAATTACTACACTAAATACTACAACCGGTAATATAAGTCAGTTTACATCAGATTCAGCTTCGATTACTAATTTAAATGTATCTACTCTTAATGCTCCAAGTTTAGATGTTGATTCAGCACACATTACTACACTTTCAACAAATAGATTTAATGTTGATTCTGCTAGAGCTGGATTTATACAGTTTAATGTAGGCGAATATGATGATAACGTTAAACCTGCAACTACAGAAGGCGCAGTTTATTATAATTCTGGACCAGATACACTTGTCTTTAAATCTTCTTCTGGTGGTCCAATTAAAATTGGTCAAGAAGAAGTTACTAGAGTTTATAATAATACTGTTGCAACTATACCAAAAGGAAAGGCTGTTTATGTAACAGGAGCAGCAAATGATTTTCCAACTATTGCTTTATCTAGAGCAGATGATATATCCACTGTCTATAAAACAATAGGTATTACAAAAGATGATATATCACCATCTTCTTTTGGTTTAGTAGTAAATCGAGGCTTATTTGGTGGAGTAGATACTACAGCATTTTCACCTGGTGATATTTTACATGTTTCTCCTGATAGCGCTGGAGAATTTGTTGCAACAAATCCCGTATATCCTAACTTTGCTTTCCAAGTTGGTACAGTTTTAGTTGTAGATTCTGCTGGAGGAAGTCCAGTAGGTGGATGTATACAAATTGAGATTGTAAGAGAAGTTTTTGAAACTATTAGAGTTACAGAAAATTCTAGATTTGATAATGATGTTACTGTTGGCGGAAACTTAAATGTTCTTGGTACTGAAACAAGAACTTCAATTTCTAACTTAAATGTTGCTGATACTTTCATATATTTAGGTGGTGGTGACACTATTGGTGCTGGTGGAACAAACTTTAATGGTACTGGTGACCAAAACGCAACATATATTGGTCATTATAAAGGTGACAGCGACGAAACATTTAGAGTACGTATTTCTGGTGTTGGTGGTGATACTCTTGAATGGGCACTTGATAGTTGGGGTGCAGGTACCTTAACATTCGATTCAGCTGGTGGTCCAACAACATGGAATTTAACTACTGATGGCTTAATTGCACCTTTACGATATGGTATTTCAATTGATTTTGATGCAGCCACAGGCCATGATTTAGGAGATAGTTGGAGCGGAGATGCATCACCAATTAATGTTCAAATTGGTCTTGCTGGTAACTATAATGAACCAGATGATATCTATCGCCATGCTGGCTTGTTTAGAGATGTTGCAGATGGTGTTTGGAAATTCTTTGATAATTATGTTCCAGAGCCAGAAGGTCAAATAAACACTGCTGCGCCAACATTCTCTTTTGCAGATTTGAAAGCAAAAGATATTACTGGAGCTGCTATTGAAGCAACTAATGGATTTACCGGTAATGTCACTGGTACAGTTTCAGATATATCTAATCATACTACTACAAATCTTGCCGAAGGTAATAACTTATATTATACATTAGCCAGAGATGATTCTGCCTTTGATGTTAGACTTGCAACTAAGTCTACAACAGACCTAACTGAAGGTAATAACTTATATTATACATTAGCTAGAGCAGATAGTGCTGCTCGTAGCGCTTTAAGTGTAGATGATCAAAGTGGTGATGGATCATTATCTTATGATTCAGCAACTGGTAAATTTACTTATATAGGACCTTCTCCAGCTGAGGTTAGAGCTCATCTTTCAGAAGGTAACGGAATCACTTATGATTCAGCTTTAGGCCAGATAACTATAACAGATACTGGAGTAGATTCAGGTACATATGGTTCAAGTACTGAAATTCCTGTATTTACAGTAAATACTAGAGGTCAAATAGATTCAATTGGAACAGTTACTGTTGCAGGAGTCACTGGATTTGTATATGATTCATCAAGTGGAAATCTAACTATTTCTACAGCAGATGGCGCAACTTTCAGTGATAGTATTAACTTAAATCCATTTACTACAAATGATCTAACTGAAGGTAGTAATAACCTTTATTATACTACAACAAGAGCAGATTCAGACTTTGATGTTAGACTTGGCATAGCAGGATCTATTGCTACTATTAGAAGTTATTTCTCAGCTAGTGGTGATTTATCATATGATTCCACTACTGGTGATTTTAGCTTCGATGTAGAACAAGTTTATACAAAAGCTAATTTTGATAGTGATCTAGGTGATGCACTAATCGGTGGAAAAGGAATATCTTACGATTCATCAACAGATACTATTAACATCGATTCTGCTGAATTCTCTGCAATGTTTACTACTACAGATTTACCAGAAGGTGATAATCTATACTACACATTAGCCAGAGTTGATTCGGCATTTGATGTCAGGCTTGCAACTAAGTCAACTACTGATTTAAGTGAAGGAAATAATCTTTATTACACTAGAGCGAGATTTGATTCTGCTTTAGGCGATGCTACATCAACGGCTACTATTAGAAGTTATTTCTCAGCATCTGGTGACCTAACATATGATTCTACTACTGGTGACTTCTCAATTGATGTAGAAGAAATTTATACCGCTGCTAATTTTGATTCTGATTTTAGAGTTAGATTATTAACTACTACAACTGATTCAATTGGTGAAGGTACTACAAATCTTTATTACACTACAGCCCGCGCTGACTCAGACTTTGATGTTAGACTTGCAACTAAGTCTACAACAAACTTAACTGAAGGCGATAATCTATATTATACTACATCAAGAGCAGATTCAGACTTTGATGTTAGACTTGCAACTAAGTCTACAACAAACTTAACTGAAGGCGATAATCTATATTATACTCAGGCGCGTACTGATTCAGATATTATTTCTAGATTAAAAGATGTAAATGAATTTGATGCTGATTCAGTTGGTACTAGAGAATTAATTGTGGAAGCTGATGATTCTGCAGGTGATTTAACAATTAAAAATGGAATTATTCATAGAGAGTATCATGGAAGAACTGGTGGTGATAGTACATCTGAAAGAGTTAACATATATGTAAGAACAGCAGCAAAAACAAATACTCATAGATTCTATCAAATAGGATCAGCTGCAGCATATTGGTTATCTTATGATTCAGCTGACATAAACACAGGAAGAGAAATTCAAGCTCCTCATTTAGATATGACTCCAGGTGTTAAATATAGATTCTGGACATTCCATTCATCTATGGCATCGCATGATGTAAGATTTTATTATGAAAATGACAAATATCAAATATTAACTGATTCAAGTCCAGGTGTAGATATTACATATAACGGAGTAGCTGGCACTGCTGGAGCATATTCAGAAATTTTAGTTCATGATGGTGGTCCATCTTCTTTAGCATATCAATGTATTAATCACCCATATATGGGTAATCATTTTGCTTCAAATTCATTAGCACTCTCAAGATTATATCAAACTGACTCGGCTATTAATGTTGTTGGAAGATTAAATGCAACAATTGATGGAGGTACGTTCTAAGCGTATAAATAGACTAAAGTCGAGTTTTTACTCATATATGGCTTCCTTTATTAAGGTGTAACTATGGCAGCAAATATTAAATTAAAAAGATCCTCAGTTTCGGGGAAACAACCTTTAGTAGGTGATATTGATTATGGGGAGTTAGCATTAAACTATGCTGACGGTATTCTCTATTACAAAAATAATACAGATGTAATATCATCAATATCAGGTGGCGGCGCTGAAACTGATAGTGCAGCACCCTCTGGCGCTAGTTTAAGAGATGGCCAGTTTTGGTGGGATGCTACAAACGGAAGACTTAAAATTTATTATGATGATGGTGCTGATTCTGCTCAATGGGTAGATGCATCACCTGCCGGTAAAGGTTACACTGGTTCAGCTGGCGCAATTTCATTTAGTGAAACAGCACCAACAAATCCTTCAGATGGTCAAATCTGGTATAATTCACAAACAGGAAAATCATATCTTTATTACGAAAATCAAGGTAATAGAGCATGGATTTTATTTGCAGATCCAACTGTAACTGATGGTGACACTGGTTTTACTGGATCTGTAGGCTATGTTGGCTCACAAGGAACAATTTCACCTAGAATGATTTCACTTCTTAACCCATCAGGTGGTCAAGAAATAACTTTACTTAGAACTTCAACTGCAATATCAATTTCAGAAGTAAGAGCTGTAATTAGAGGAAGTAGTTGTGAATATGCAATAAAATATGATACTGATAGGAGTGCAGCTGGAACTACAATCGCAACAGAAACAACTACTAATACAACTACAGGATCAACTCCTGTAATTTCTAATGCTTCTGTTCCTGCTGGAAATTATATTTGGTTAGAAATTGTTTCTGTAAACAGTTTAACTGAAATTTCAGTAAATGTTACGTTTTAAGGAGTAAAAAATGGTAGCTTTAAATTTTCCAGCATCTCCTACACATTTAGATCAATATACTGATCCTAATCAAGCTGTTTGGCAATATGATTCAGATGGTCCATTTTGGAATGTTATAACAAATACAACACGTAAAAATTTTAGTGGATCTAGAAGAAGAATTCAAACTTCATTTGATGTTACAGAAACATTGTCGGCGATTGAGTTTTTAACTGAAGATTTTTCAGTAGATAATTATTTTGGTGGTTCATCTACCAGAGCAACAGTTCCAACCACTGGTTTTTACAGAGTTTATGTTTCTCTTTTTACTTCAACCGGGGGATCTGGCGCATCTTACACAGCAGAATTAAGAAAAAACGGAGTAGCTTTGTTTACCGTTAATTTAGGGCCAAATCAAAACGTTAATTTTGATGAAACACTTTCTTTAGTTGCTGGTGATTATATCGAAGTTTTTGCATCCGAAGGCGCAAGTGTAGGTCAATTTACCGATGAATCAGAATTTTTAGTGTATAGAATAGGTTTTGCTCCAGGTACTGGAATTAGTAATCACAATGCATTTAGTGGTGCTAGAGCTGTTTTAAATGCAGCAGTTAATACTACAAATTCTGCTACACCTATTTCATGGTTTACTACAGACTTTAATGCTAATGCAAATGTGATTGGAGATTTATTTTGGTATTCTGGTGCGCCTGATAGATTAACAGTAAGAACTTCTGGTTTTTATAGATGTAGATCTTTTGTTAGAACTAATTCTTTCGGTGGATCAGAAACATATACTATAGAAATTAAGAAAAATAACGTAACAACCATCGATACAATTACGATGGGACCTAATGATCAATTAGATTTTGATGAAGTTTTAGAATTAGCTTCAGATGATTTTATTCAACTAATTATTAGTAACTCCGATAATACTGGAGCAGTTACTGATGAAACATATTTAGAACTTGTCAGAGAAGGAGTGTAATCTATGGCATTCGTTAAATCAACCAGTACACTTTCTGCTGATGCCATTACGGTACCAAACCTTTCTGGCGGTGATAATGGTAAAGTAGTAAGAATTTCTGGATCAAATACAGCAACTAATGCTGCAAATACTGATACTGCTACTCAACTTCAAACAGTATTAATTAAAATCGGTGATGAGTATTATGCTGGAGGAACTGTTTCTGGTTTTGCTGGATTGACAGCAGGTACGCCATTATTTTTAGATGCAACAGGAGGATTAACAACATCTCCTCCTACACCTACTGCTTCAACTAGAGCGTTATTTATCGGTTTCGCTTTAAATACAACAGACCTTGTTTTTAGACCGGGAATACCTATTTCAGGAACATAACATATGACTATTGCTAACGTAACTAGAGCTATTGCACTTGCTGATGACTCAGATTTTTTGGGTCTTCCAGTTATGCACCATATATCTGAACAGGGTTATTGGTATACTTATCACCCTTCAGATTATGATTCAAATGCAACTTTAGCAGGTAATTCACTTACAATATATGAGTGGGATTCTATATCTTCTATTGCTTCAGCTGACCAAGTTTCTGGATTTTCAAATAGAATAGAATTAGATGGAACTGCAGCATTTATTGATGAATCACACGGAAATGGTACTTTACGTTATCATGGAGGTTGCATTGTTCATATTGGCGCTGGAGTTAATGATATTACTAACGTAAGCGAAGATGATGCTTTCTTTATGGGTCATATTGGTACTTGGGGCGATGATGGACCAACAAACGGTGGTCTATTAGAAGACGATGCGTTTTATTGGGATAGATTTTATCAAACTACAGCAGGCGGCGATTGGAATTTTTATCAATATCATAAACACTTACCTTCTAATTATCCAAAATTTGATGATGGTAGACTTGTTTTTGCGGCGGATGATTATATTAGACCAGCAGATAAACAATATGGATATTTAATTAATGTAAGAGCTAGCACTGGTGGTAGGTCTTATAATGTTCCATTAGCTCGTATTCACACACCTTCTATTGGTGGTGCACACAACTCTCACAATGATGTTACTTTGCCAAATGCTTCTGGTGTTAATTTTGTAAATGGTGGAATCATTTCTGGAGGATCAAATAGATTCCATGCAGCGTATTTAGATTCAAATGGAAGTGGAGATTGGAATTTTTATACAAGAACATATACTTCAAGTTCGGGGTCCTTCACTCCAGAAGTTAATTATGGTTCTTATGATTTAGCTGATCCTGTAAACACGCCTTATGCTGGTGGTGATGCTCAAGCAGAAGGTAGTTTAAGTCAATATCCTATGAGATTATCTGCAGGACATGCTTTTGGGACTAAAGTTTACTGGCCAGTTTTAATGAATTCAACTTATAAGACATTTAATGTAGAATTATATGGAAATAACGCTAACAACCGATACTATGTCGCCGGTGAACACAGAGACGATCCCGATAAATTAGATTATGTTGCTGGTGGAGATTTCGCCACTATGTCACAACAGCCTACAATATATCTAAAAGTAGGTGATACTATTGTATTTGATGCAACACAGTCATATCAAGCTCACCCAATGTATGTGAAAGATAGTTTGACAAACCTTCAATCTACAACACAAAACGTAGCCGCAGGGTCTTCTGGTAATGGAACAGCTACAGTAACATGGGATACTACTGGATTAACGCCAGGTGATTATTATTATGTGTGTGTAATTCACCTTGCTATGTATGGTAAAATTGTGTTAGAACCTTCTAATGGTTGTGTTGACGCTCAAATTTGGAGTGTTACTGATGCTAATACTATTTCACCAGGAACATTAAGTAGAGTAGATCTTCCATGGAGATTTACAGGAAGAGATGATAAGCCAGATATTTTAATTACAAGTGTAGGCGATAAACTTTATATTGCTGGTGGATCAGCTAGAGATGGTGGTTTACACTTATATAGCGCTGAAGCAATAGACTCTACAGGAAGCTTTTATGATGAAGGAAAAATTATAAGCACTGATTCTGCAAATCCTGCAAGATTACATGGATTTAAGTATAATGCAACGAATACAAAATTTTATGCATTAGCTTCAGCTGATGGACAAGCTAATTTTAAAGGATTGTATAGTTTTGACTTAGCTGGAGGTACATTTGATGGTTATGAGCATTTAAAATGGAATGATTCTGGATATTTTCAAGATATAGGTGCAACAACAAGTGGATACATAGAATATACTCATGCAGATGCTCAATATACTGCAAAAACAAGCATTGAGCCAGAAGGTATACCAAATGGATCTTCTATTTTAAGGTGGGATGTTGCTTCTCCACAATTTTTTAATAGAAAAGAAATAAACACTAATTCTGAAGAATATCTTTTCCAAGGAATTTATTTAAGCGATGGAAGAAAAGCTTTAGTTGGTAGGATTGAAGGACATGTAGGAAATACTGGAACTGAGCAAACTGGAGATTTATTACTTACAATAGTTGATAATGAAAATAACTCAATAAGTTATTCTTGGGGTGGAACCGGAGATGATTTTATTACAGGTATTATAGAAGATGAAGAAAATGATAGACTTGTGATATCTGGATATGCTAAAGGTGAATTAGGTACTAAATCAAATCAGTGGGTTCATGGTTGGGCAAGAAGATTAAGAAATACTGATAATACAGCAGGAATAACATTCACTGGCATTGATATAGATCAATATGGACATTATACATTATCTGCAAATGATAATTTAAATGGAGATGCTCTTCTTACATGTTATAATAAGAATTTTGATTACTTAACGACTGTTGCTATGTCATTAGGTGCTGAATCTGATAATTTTTCTGGTGTTCTTACTACGGCCAATAACAAAAGATTAGTTACTGGTGGAACTAAAAATTTAACATTAGAAAAAAATGCGTTTGTTATGAATGTTGATTCTGATCTTACAACTGTAAATTGGGCTAAAGGATTTGGATCTAGTACAAATTATTTAACAATAACCGATCATTGTTTAATTCAAAATTCAGGAACTGAATATGCAATTTGTTTTGCTCAAATAAACACTACTGTTAATCAAGAAGATTATCAAAAAGAAGGTGTTTTATTTGGTGTTAATACTTCAAATGGAAGTGTAATTTTCCAAAAATCAATAAGTGGTTTAGTATCATCTCCCTCTACGCAAAGATGGGTATCTTCAATTACGCCCGGCGCGCCTAATACTGGTACATTTTTTATTGCTGGTGCATCAGGTATCGAACTGTCTTCCCCAACTAGAGTTTATAAAACCCCATTTTTTGCTTATGGTGATATTAATACTGGAGATGTTATACAATATATTGAAGATAAATGGGGAGCCAACGAAGCATCATATGAGCTAATTTCTGATCCTAATAGCGATTGGGATGTTAATGAAAGCAGATTTGATGTCATTAGAGTTGCAAAATATGATTCGGCTACTGGTACTTATGATTTATTATTAGGAGGTCGAGCAGAAGATGTTAGCTTATTGACTGGAGATTCTGCACCATACACAGATCCGTCTACACCATTGGGTAGTACACCTGGACATGTTAGTTATGGTATTTATGAAAAAATTAAATTCGTAGACAGTAATTATAAAACTAGTACATTGTGGGCAAAGCAACTAAACTCACATATGGGATATATTGAAGGTGTTACTACTCTATTGATTGAAGAATCGGATATGAGACCTTGGTGGTTTAATGAAACAGAATTTTTCCATAATGGCAATCATAGAGTGGTTGCATTTGCAGATGGCCTAGGATTAGATAGTGATGCTAGTACTCTTAAAAGAAGTGATACCGCAATTTTTGGATTTAATGATAATGATGGTTCTTTATATTTTAGAAGCTCATTCGGCCATATGGGTGAAGATTATATAAACACTGATGTTGTATGGGATCATAATTTTAGAAACTTTGTTGTAGCTGGTGGATCTTCTTCTCACTCTCCAGGTAAAGATGGAGTTTTATTTAGAGGTGATAAAGAAGGATTTGGGCAAGGTGTGTATCACACATCTTCTTCAACCTCAAATGCGTATTACTATGATTCTGCACCTTTTTATGTTACAGATTGGACTTGGCCAAATGTAACTAAAGATAGTAACCCTGCGGCGCCAGACAGTATATTAGATGTTGATAGCTATAATCCTTCTATGATTACATCAACATATAATAGTTTAGAATATAATGGATCATATGGTGCTAATGGATTGTTTACAGGTTTCTTAGGAATAGTTGATAAAGCAGATTTACAATCATTCTTAAACACTGACACATATAAAGAAAATGTAGCTAATGGTATTAGAGTACATAGAGCTAATGATTTATTTCAAATACACCAAGTATCAACAGTTGGTGATGCTACTGCTGATGACGGAAACGTGTTTATGTATGACGTAATTAAATCTAAAGATGGTGAATATTATTATTTAGCAGGACAAACTTCAGGTATGATTGCTAAACAAAATACAGGTTTATCTGGTGTTTATGATTATTTCTTAGGCCAATGGGACATTGCATCAGAACAATTTAGATTTTGGCAAAATGGAACAGCAGATGATGAAGAAATTTACGCTTTAACTGAATTGCGTGGAACATCTAAAGCTGTAACTAATCCTGAAGCTGAAAATAATGGCGCTAGCAAAGGAACTATTAGTTGGACGCCTTCAACCGCTGGTTCATATTTTTATCAATGTGGAAACCATCAAGGTATGAATGGATCATTGAATGTTACAGTAGGTGTTGGAGGAAACACATATAATATTGAAGTCTTATATACAAACGCGCCAGGCGCATTTAGATTTAGTGGATCTGATAGAAATGGAACTATTAATTCCAGTACAGATAATCCTACAATTACTATACAAACAAATGATACAGTTGTCTTTACAGTAAATAACACTGGGCATCCATTCTGGATACAAACTGCAACGGGTACAGGTGGTGCTAAAAAAGGACACATAGCATTTTGTGGACGAACTACTGGTCAATTAGGAGATTCTGTAGATACGCCAACATTTGGAGGATATGATTTATTTTTAGGTATATTTGATCCTAGGAATTGGGGAGCAGAATATTATAATATGGGGTCTGGATATAATGATAAAGCAATGAATGTTCATGATATAGATAGCACTATACCTAATACATTAGCTTTAGTATACACAACTTTTGGATCTATGAATGGCGGCCCAACATTTGGATCAGAAGATATTGGAGTAATTACGTTTAATTATGATACTGATGTTTGGAGTGAAGGATTTACAACCGGATCAGAAACTTCAGAAGAAATAGATCAAAATGGAAAACCTAGCACAAGACTAGCTGATGGAAGAATAGCAGTAGTTGCAAATAGTTCAGGTGCGTTCGCGGATGATGCTGTAACATTTGGATTAAAAGACATGGTTTTAGGCATCTTTGACTTTGATAGTGATACATTAAATGGTGGTTATAAAGGATGGAGAAAATATCAAGTTGGATCAGGTTCTTCTGATTTTTCTTATAGTGTTGATAATAATGGATCTTCACTACTTATAACCGGCTATTCAGAAGCAACATGGGATAAAGAAGTGCATGGTGTTATAGTTGAATTTGACCCAGAAAGAAATGTGCTTGCAAAATCAAGCGGGAGTTAATAAATGGCAATTTTAAATTTTCCACCTAATCCTAATAATGGTGATACATATAGCGCTAATGGGATTGATTACACATATGATTCTAATACAACATCTTGGCTTGTAGATGCTCCAGTAGGATACACTGGATCAAGAGGATTTACTGGATCTAAAGGAGCAGGATATACTGGATCAAGAGGTCTTTTAGGTTATGCGGGATCAAGAGGTTTTACAGGATCTCGAGGCTTTACAGGTTCAAGAGGATTTACTGGATCTTCAAACTCACTTGGAATCATATATTATGTAGACACAACTACTACTAATACTGCGCAGGACACTGATGCAGGCCAAATGGTTTTTAATAATGCAACTTTTACTAGTGCCACTGAAATTGCTATTGATGCGTTTGATGATCTTAATAATAATCAAAATGGTTATATTGACACATTTGATGATTTTGGTTCTAGTACAAATAGAGGTTACTTATATGTAAGATCTCTAGATGCGGCAGATAGTGGATTTATTATTTATGAAGTTACTGGTAGTGTTGTTGCAACAGGTAGTGCTAGAAGATTAACTGTTACTGGTGTATCAGGCGGAGCAAACTGGCAAAATAATGATAAAGTACTTATTAATTTTATTCATCAGGGGCAAACGGGATTTGTTGGATCACAAGGTAATATAGGATATACTGGATCAAGAGGATTTACAGGATCTCAAGGCGATACTGGATTTACTGGATCTCAAGGTGTAAGAGGATTTACAGGATCTCAAGGGTTTCGCGGATATACCGGATCTAAAGGTGATAGAGGTTTTACTGGCTCTCAAGGTGATATAGGATATACAGGCTCCAAAGGAGATAGAGGATATACTGGATCAAGAGGTGATACTGGTTTTACTGGTTCTTTTGGTGATATCGGTTATAGTGGATCGAAAGGTGATATTGGTTATACTGGATCGAAAGGTGACATAGGTTTTACAGGTTCACGAGGATTTACTGGATCTAAAGGATTTACAGGATCAAAAGGTGATATCGGTTATACTGGATCTAAAGGTGATAGAGGATATACCGGATCAAAAGGGGATATCGGTTATACTGGTTCACGAGGATTTACAGGATCAAAAGGTGATATCGGTTATACTGGATCTAAAGGTGATAGAGGATATACCGGATCAAAAGGTGATGATGGTACATCTGTTACAATTGCTGGATCAGTAGCAGATGTTAATGTAAATCCTCCAAATAATCCTCAAACTACTTTAAACTCAGCTTTTCCTTCAGCTTCGGCTGGTGATGGTGTGGTTGATCAGGCAACCGGTAGTCTTTGGGTTTATGATGGGTCAACTTGGAATAATGTTGGTCAGTTCGTTGGTTATACTGGATCGAAAGGTGATCGAGGATATACGGGATCGAAAGGTGATATTGGTTATACTGGATCGAAAGGTGACAGAGGATATACTGGATCGAAAGGTGATCGAGGATATACGGGATCGAAAGGTGATCGAGGATATACTGGTTCACGAGGTTACACTGGATCAAGAGGTGTAACTGGATTCACTGGATCAAGAGGTGTAACTGGATTCACTGGTTCTAAAGGTGACCAAGGTGTTCAAGGATTAGCTGGAGCAAATGGATCAGGAGGAGGATATTTTGTTTATGTCGGTGAACAAGCAGGAACTTGGTCTCAATATTTAGCTTTCGGCGACGGTGATAATAGCACAGGTCGTGGCCCACCCGTTCCAGTGGATTGTAATCTTGATAGAGTTTCAGTTGTTAGTGCAGGTGCACCTACAGGCACAAATACTACGGTACAACTTTATAAAAATAATAGTTCAGTTGGTATGCCAACAATTACAATCAATGTAGGCTCGACTATCACTGTTTCTAGTAGTTTAAATATATCTGCAAACGCAGGCGATCATTTTAACGCTAGAAGAGTAAGTGGTGGTTATCCTACATATCCTAAAGTTACTTTTTCTTTTGCTCATGATGGTGTAAAAGGTTATACTGGATCAAAAGGAGATCGAGGTTATACGGGGTCTAAAGGTGATACTGGTTATGATGGATCTAAAGGTGATAGAGGATTTACTGGATCTCAAGGTGATAGAGGATATACTGGTTCAAAAGGTGATACTGGCTTCACTGGATCAAAAGGAGATCGAGGATATACGGGCTCCAAAGGAGATCGAGGATATACGGGCTCAAAGGGAGATCGAGGTTATACTGGATCTAAAGGAAATCGAGGATATACAGGATCTAAAGGTGATAGAGGTTACACAGGATCAAAAGGAGATCGAGGATATACCGGATCTAAAGGTGATAGAGGTTACACAGGATCAAAAGGCGCAGATGGTGCAGGTATTGGTTTAGCAATCGCAATGGCGTTAATTTTTGGATAAGTATTATGGTAGCAGGTGTATTAGATTTAGCAGCACTTACATCAGCAGGTGCGTATGATACGATAGAATTGCATACTGAGGTTGGAACTTTATCATCCAGTGCTACTATGACAATTTCTGCAACATCATCTAACGTTAATTATCATGAATTAAAAATTCTTCAAAGTTTGTACGTATGTAGTATAGATGCAAATAGTGATCCGCAGATTGCTCCTGGTTTAGAACTTGTAGAAGGATCTGTTGGTACTGAACATGTTACTAATACGGGCAATACAGGTTATTTTGTAAGGCCCGCTTTTTGGTTTGGATTTGGAGAAACTTGGCATTATGTAGATAAAGCAAAACCTATATATTTAGAATCAGATCCTACAAGTACTTCAGATTGGAAGCCTCTTCAACAAGCAATTATACGAAGATATGATGGATCAAGTGGAGATTTTGATATTATCGCATGTTATGCTCTTATAAGGAGATCTAAATAATGGCTAATCCAGTTGATTTTTTAAATGTAAGTGAAATTGTTCCACATTCAAAAGATTTAAATATCACTTCAAATGGTGCTTGGAATATTTTAATTTCTGGTACCAATATGGGTAGTAATAATGATGGTGGTGCAGCGCGCAATGGCATGACAACATCTTTAACTATTGAAAATCGTAGAGATTCAGATGCTACGTTTTCAATGAGAGTTTATGATGGTAGCACTCACCGAACAATGTTTAATAGAACAGGAATTGCTGGACATAGTGTATTACAAATTTTAGATAAACACACACCTGTTGTTATTGTGAGAGATAGTCCAGGGCAAGGTGCAAATTCCACTGGAATAGAACAAATACAATTTAGACTAGATTCGGGAGTAACTAATCATTTAACAGCACAAGTTCAATACTTTTTATTTGATAGCGGGACTTAATATGACTTTAGTAACTGGAACTAACAATTTTTTAGGTTTAACAAATATAAGAAGAATATCTTCGACTGGTCAAGGTAATGTTTCATCTTATGCAGATATAATATCAAATCCAAATGGATCGGGTAAAACATTTGCTGTTAATTTTGTAGGTATTTCAAACACAGGAGCATCTGAAAACGCACAATATAGAATTTATCAATCGACAGGCAGTACTAATTATATGATGATGCAAATGACAATAACTAGAGGTATAATGAATCCTATTTTTACTAATGAAAATCCCTTTTATTTATTTCCAAATGATAAACTAAGACTTTATACTGATGCTGGTGGAATTACTAATTATTGGTGTACTTATACGGAGTTGTCATAATGGCTGTCAATTTATTAACATTAAATGCTGCTAGTAATACAATATATGCTTGGAGAAAGCGATATGATATGACTACTACTGCAACTTCTGTTATGACTTTTGCAAACGCTGAAACACATATAATAGAATCAATTGTTGTAGCTTGGGATGCTACAGCAACACCATCTGCTACTGATAACTTTTCAGTAAGATTAAATACGCCAGGTGGGAATAGATATTTAGCATATAATCAAAAATTATTTAGATTTGATGCTGTTCAATTAGTGTATAAAGGTGCGCCAATTTATGCAGGAAATGGTGAAGTAACATCAATATCAGCTTTCGCATCTAGTGCAAATTATAGAATGTTTATAAACGGATTAAAGATAACATAAATGTCATACAATATACTAAATCTTACAAAAATTGAGCCATTTCTACAAAGTGGCGTTTTAGGATCAACTAATACTACACTCTATCAAACAAGTGCGTCTGATGGATTAATTAGAATTACTGATTTAGAATTTTTTAATGTGCATTCTAGTACTACTGCTACAATTTCCGTTAGAGCTTGGACAAATACCACGTCAAATATTACTGAAATTTATTTAAATGATTTTCCATTATTACCAGGTGAAAATATTTTAGTAGCAGATGCATCTTGTCCCATATGGTTAGGTCCTCATAATGCTCATGAAGCATCAACAGGAGCTCATGGGCTTTATATTACCACATCTTTAACTGGTGCGACAAATGGAGTAAGATACATAATTAGTGGGGAGGAATTTGCATAATGGCTGTTAATTATTTAAATATGACAAACGTATATACTTATTCATTTGCTGCTACAGGTGCTAATTCATCTGCTGATGATACTTGGCATGAATTAATTGATTTTGGTGAAGCTTTAGGAAGTACTAATGCTGTAAGTAATGATGCTATTAGAATAGTAAATTTAACTGTAACAGGAATGGAAGGATATGCTGATCAAGGAGCATTAATAGGAAATCATCCACCTTATTATCCTTCGTTAGGATTTAGAATACAACAAAGCAGTTATGGTGGTTCTTCTGCATGGGATTATGTTTGGAGTAGAGAGGATACTAATACACTTCAAGTGGCTGGCGCTAGGGGTGTTACCATTATTGATGCTGAAAATCCAGTTACTTTTCCAAATACAAAGGATTGGCGTTTGGATTGGAGATATTCAACAGAGCCTACAAGCGGGCAATGGACATACCGTCCAAGTATAATTTGTTCTTTTCAGAGGTTGATGACATCATGAGTAAAAGATTTAATTTCGGCGGAATATTGGGATCAAAAAGAGTTACGGGAGGCTTTAGTACAGGAGGATACCTAGGGCAAAAAGATCCTGGAATATATTCACTTAGAGCTTTAGCAGGGTTACATAAACGGTGGGCAGCGCCGGCAATAGATGCATTTGATTTTTATTTAACATCAGCAGGCGCTGCAACGACAACAACATTACAAACTGGACCAACGACTGCTCAAATAACAAGTCAAAGCGTACCAGCTGGTACTCTAGGTGGATCAAATGGTTATCAAGAATGGACAGTACCTGCAGCAGGTAATTATAGATTTACTTTAGAAGGAGCCAGAGGAGGTGTTTCTATAGCAACTAGCGCGTCCCGTGCAGCAATTAGCGGATGGAATCATTTTTCACCTGCTTCTAACCCTTCACAAAAAAGATGTGCTAGGGGCGCAAAAGTTCAAGGAGTAGTTAGTCTAAATGCTGGTGATGTTATTACTGTTCTTGTAGGTCAACAAGGAGCAGATGATCCAGGTAATGGTCAAAATCCAAGTGGAGGAGGTGGTACCTTTGTCTCTCTTGGTACTAAAGCTCAAGTGGAAGCTGGAAGTGATAATTTATTGTTTGCAGCTGGTGGTGCCGGTGGTTATGCTGGAGATGGTGGATCAGATAATTATACAGCTGGCGAAGGGCAATCAACAAATACAAATTCGAATGGCAATAGTGGAGCTAATGGATCGGTAGGAAATGGCGCTGCGCAGGCTACCAGTGACGGTAACTCTGGCGGAGGAGGAGGCTATCTTACTAATAGTTCGAATGGCAGTACTATAAACTTTACTGATATTGAATTAACTGGACGTATAGCATATGGGTTTAGAAGAGGAGGACATGGCGCTGAACACACTTCTGGTTCTAATGATCAAGGAGGATTTGGTGGAGGTGGAGCAGGATCATCACAAACTGGTCTTGATGATGATAAAGGCGGCGGCGGTGGATATTCCGGTGGTGCTTATGCTTTTGATGCGTTTTCTTTTGGTGGAGGAGGTGGATCTTATGCTAATCCAGCCGCAACTAGTACAACTTTAACTAGAGGCGGAGCTCAATATAATAATGGTGCAACTGGTGTTTCTGAAGGAAATGGAAGTGTTTACATAGAATTTGGTTTTTAGGAGAAGATAAATGGTGCAGAATCCTCTTGGTCAACATTTAGGAAATGAAAGCTTAAGACAGCTTAATATGGATAGTGATGAAGATGCTTTATATGGAACTAATTATTCTAGAGCGTTTGTCCACGGTGGCACATTCGATGCAGATTATGTACAGGAATGGTTTTACACTGGAGATTCAAATAATTACTTAGGATTAGCCGCTCCTCCCGGTCAAACGATATTCACATCAACTGGAATATCACTTTTTACTGTTCCAACTGGAGTCGTTGAAGTTTCTGCTGTATGTGTAGGTGGAGGCGGTGGTGCGGCCGGCACAGGTAGTAACAGAGGTGGCGCAGGAGGAGGTGGTGGAGGTTTAGCTTACGGCACCTTTGCAGTAACACCTGGAGAAACTTTGACAGTTGAAGTTGGAACAGGTGGTCAAGGTGGTAGTAGTAGAGCATCTGCTGGGCAAAATGGTCAGAACACATCTATTTCTAGAGGTGGTACATTGGTACTTGTTGGAGGCGGCGGCGGAGGTGGAAATATAGCAGGATCTTCAGGTACCCCACAAACCGCCAATGATGGCGATCCTGGAACATCAAGTGGAACTGAAAGAGACGGAGGGGGCACCGGTGGTAGAGGTGGATATGCTTCATATAATAACGCAGGTGGAGCCGGCGGAGGAGCCGGTGGTTATTCAGGAAATGGTGGAAATGGCGCATATACAAACAGTAACACCGGAGGGCAATCAGGTTCAGGTGGAGGAGGATCGGGTGGAACAGTCATTTCTTCAGCTTGTGGCGGAGGAGGAGGCGTAGGCCTTTTGGGTGAAGGAGCTTCTGGGTCATTACCTGGCGCTGGTCTAGGTGGAAGAGGAGGATCAGGTGGTGCTAATGGAACTGTGGGAAATTCAAACTCTAATGGTGGAGCATACGGAGGCGGTGGAGGTGCTGATGATGATGATTATACCGGAGCCGGTGGAGACGGCGGCCAAGGAGGAGCTAGAATTATTTGGGGAGTTGGCAGAGCGTATCCTTCAACTGGTACCGCAGACGTATAATAAATAGTTTAAAAATAAGGTTTATATTATGAAAATTGCATTTATTGACCCTTTAGGCTTAGTATATGATGGTGATACACTTAGTAAACGTGGACTAGGTGGATCCGAATATGCAGTAGTAATGATGTCAAGAGAACTTCAAAAAATTGGATTTGAAGTTACTGTATTTAATAATTGTAATGATGAAACTTCTTCATCTGGAATCTATGATAATGTGAGATATGTCGATCATAGTGAAGCAGATTTCAGCGAAAGATTTGATATCACTATAGTTTCTAGAACAACAATTCCTTTTCTTGAACCCCAAAGATATCATCACATGGTTATGGCTTCAAAGTACAGAGTAATGTGGTTACATGATACTTTTGCTTGGGGCGATGAATCAATACCGAACTTATTGGAAACTGGAGTAATACACCAGTTATTTACTTTATCCGATTTCCACACAGTATATACTACAACAAGTGACCACTTTAACATTAAAAGAATGTTTGAAGTGATGAAACCTTATATTTTTCAAACTAGAAATGGCGCAACTAAGCATATAGATGAGGTTGATATATCTCAGAAAGATAAAAATCATTTTGTATATGCATCTGCTGTAACTAAAGGTCTTAATCCTTTATTACAATTAATTTGGCCAAAAGTAAAGGAAAAAATACCTGATGCAAGACTAACAGTAGTAGGTGGATTTTACAAGTTTTCAGATAAAGCCGAGCCTGATAAACAAGAACAAGATTTAATTCGTTACCAAAAAGAATTTGAAAATAGTAATTTAGATGTATCGTTTACTGGTGTAGTTTCACAACAAAAGGTGGCAGAAACAATTGCTAATGCTACCTTTATGTTATATCCAACTGAATATCCTGAAACATTTGGCATATCAACTTTAGAATCTCTTTTATATAAAACACCAGTTATTACAAATAATTTTGGTGCTTTAGAAGAAACAGCTATTGATTTAGCATGTTATAAAACTGATTATCCAATAGTTCCAAATGGATTATTTCCTTATATAAACGCAGAAGAACAATCTAAAAAATTTGTAGATTTAGTATTAGAAGCTTATCATAATGATTATTTGCTTATGCAAAAACAAAATTATTGTGATGTAGTAAATGACATTTATTCATGGTCTACTATAGCATTACAATGGAAGCAACATTTTTATAGAAAAGTTGAAGACTATTTACCAAAAATAGATTTTCAAAAAGTGAATAAAATTAATAAAGACGTAGCAAGAATCTATGGAAGAAAATTTGTAAATGAAGATGATTTAATTGTCCATCCTAAAATTGGAACAGAAAGAAGAATAATAGTCGTTTCTCCATTTAGAAATGCAAATGATTATGTTTATACTCACTGTAAATCAGTTGAGCAGCAAGACTATAGTAATTATATTCATGTATTAATAGATGACGCATCAGAAGATACACCTATTATACCTGAAAATAAAAATAGAGCTGTGATAAGAAATTCTAAAAGAGAAGGCTGTATTGCAAATCAATTAAAAGCTATTAGTAAGTTTGTTAAAAAAGATGACATCGTTATGTTTTTAGACGGTGATGACTTTTTAGTTAGTAATAATACTTTATTTGATTATTATAATAGATTGTACGATGAAGGCTACGAATTTACATATGGATCTATGTGGAGTTTAGCTGATGAAATTCCTTTGGTTGCTCAAGATTATCCTAAAAAGGTAAAAGAAAATAAAACTTATAGAGAGCATTTATTTAATTGGAAAATTCCTTATACTCATTTACGAACAGTAAAAGGAGAATACTGTTTAGAATTAAATGAAGAAGTTTTTAAAGAAAATGGAAACTTTTTAATGAGTGGTATGGATAATCCATTATTTTATGAGTTAATTGAAAAGGTTCCACCCGAAAAAGTTAAAGCAGTAAAGGAAATAGTTTGTTACTATAATGATATAAATCCTTTAAATGATTATAAAGTAAATACAATAGAACAAAATAAAAATGCTTCTATTTCATATAAGAAAGACTCTGAATTGAAAAAAATATTAATTGCTATACCAACAAACAAAAATATTGAATCTGATACATTTAAATCAATATATGATTTAAAAATTCCAGATGGATACAAAACACAATTAGAATTTTTTTATGGTTATCAAGTAGATCAAATAAGAAACTTAATAGCTGAATGGGGTAAGAACTATGATTTTGTATTACATGTAGATTCAGATATAGTATTACCAACTGACACATTACAGAGATTAATATCATATGATAAAGATATTGTTTCTGGTGTTTATGTTCAAAGAAATGATGAAAATAGACCTGAAATATTTTTAGATAATCCTCAAACTGGAGGTTTAGACCATGCAATACTTGATGGATTGCCACATGGTTTAGTTCAAGTTGGTGGTTGTGGATTTGGTTGTGTGTTAGTTAAAGGTGAGGTTTATAGAGCATTAGAATATCCTCATTTCTTATATAAGTCTGCGATAGATCATAAAAATACAATATCTGAAGATACTTATTTTTGTCAAAAAGCTCGCGCGGCGGGGTTTGAAGTTTGGGCTGATACAAGTTTAATGTGTGATCATATTGGACAAAGAGTTTTTAGACCAACAAAATCTTATAAATAGTCATAGATACTTTTAAGCGGAGAATACTATGGCCAGTCCTGCAAGTAGAAATGATTTAATTGATTATTGTTTAAGGAAATTAGGTGATCCTGTTATTGAAATCAATGTAGATGTTGATCAAATAGAAGATCGCGTTGATGAAGCAATTCAATACTATCAAGAATTTCATTCAGATGCTACATTTAAAACATACTTAAAACATCAAGTTACTGCAACTGATGTTAGCAATGAGTATATTCCTGTTTCTGCAGATATACTTTATGTACAAAGACTTTTTCCTCTTTCAAGTTCCTTTAATAACTCAATGAATTTTTTTGATATTAAATATCAAATGATGTTAAATGACATAGCAGATTTACAAACCTGGGCAGGTGATTTAGTTTATTTTGAAATGATGCAACAATACTTATCTTTATTAGATATGAAATTAAATGGTGCTCCAATTGTTAATTTTGCTAGAAGACAAAATAGATTGTATATTCATGGAGATTTTGCAGATAAAGATATAAAAGAAGGTGATTATATTGTAGCTGAAGTTTATCAAACTGTAGATCCTGATACTCATACTTCAGTTTATAATGATATGTGGCTAAAAAAATATACTACAGCATTAATAAAAAGACAATGGGGTGCTAACCTCATTAAATTTGAAGGAATGCAACTTCCAGGCGGTGTAACCATGAATGGTAGACAGATTTTTGAAGACGCTTTGACAGAAATAGAATCACTTGAAGAAAAAATTAGATTAGAACACGAACTTCCTCCAGCATTTTTTGTAGGTTAATATGAGAAATCCATACTTCACTGACGGTAAACGTTCAGAACAAAACTTATATGAAGATATTGTCATAGAATCTTTAAAAATCTATGGTCAAGATTTATATTACTTACCTAGAGATACTGTAGCAGAAGATAGAATATTTGGTGACGAAGTTCCAGCAAGATACAATTCAAATTATAAAATTGAAATGTATATTGAGAATGTTGAAGGTTTTGATGGAGAAGGTGACTTATTTACTAGGTTTGGTGTTGAAATTAGAGATGAAGCTACATTTATAGTTTCAAGAAGAAGATGGACACAAACTGTAGGTAGAGTTGATAATGAAATAAATTCTGTAAGACCTTTAGAAGGTGATTTAATTTATGTTCCATTATCTCGTTCGTTATTTCAAATTATGCATGTTGAACATGAACAACCCTTTTATCAATTAAGTAATTTACCAGTTTATAAATTAAGAGCTCAACTATTCGAATATAATGATGAAGATTTAGATACTGGCTTAGAAACGGTAGACAATATAGAAACTAAATATGCATACACTTATACATTAACAGTTTCAGATAATATTGCTGATGATGAAGATTTTGCTGCTGGCGATGTATTTACACAAGCATTAGCATCTACTACAATGAGAGGAGAGCTAGCAACATGGGATTTTGTTAACAATAAAATATCACTGGTTCATGTAGGTGCGGATGACGGAGCTTATCATGAATTCATTCCTGGAAGTATTGTTAACACGAGAACAAATACAACTTATACTGTAACTGCTGTGTCAGAAGATAATAAGATTTCTAACAATGAACAAAATGATGATTTCCAAACTACATTTACAGACTTCTTAGACTTCAGTGAAGCAAACCCATTTGGAGATCCTAGCTAATGTTTAGTTATTTTTATCATCAAAAATTAAGAAAAAGTGTTGCTGTTTTTGGATCATTGTTTAATAACATATATGTTCTGAGAAAAAATAGTAGTGGTGCAACAATAAGTCAAGTTAAAGTTCCTCTATCATATGCTCCAAAAAATAAGTATTTAGAAAGAATAAGAGAAGCACCTGACTTAGATACTGATACTACTCTAGCTTTAAAACTTCCTAGAATGTCATTTGAAATAACATCATTTCAATATGATGCTGAAAGAAAGCTTCCTAAGTTAAATAACTTTATGAGATATACTGATGAATTAAATGGAAATAGAGCAGAAAGATTTTTTACTCCAGCACCATATTTAATTAATTTTCAATTGAATGTGTATACTAAAACACAGGATGATGCTTTACAAATTGTAGAACAAATTTTACCATACTTTAATCCACAATATACAATTACTGTAAAACCTTTTGAAAGTTTTCAAGATGTAAAAGAAGATATTCCTATTACTATCGTATCAACATCCTTTAGTGATGATTTTGAAGGAGCTTTGGAAGCTAGAAGAACAATTATTTATACTTTAGATTTTGAAATGAGAGTTTCATTTTATGGACCTATTGATGATTTAAATGTAATTAGACAAGCTACAGCGGAAGTTGATTTAATTAAAGAAGACTCTGATGCTAAAGCAGCAACTATTGTTGTAGAACCTAACCCTATTGATTTAGATCCTTATGATGTAAGTGCAGATAGTGATTATGGATTCACTACTACAATTACTGAAGTAGGTGGTGTAGGATAAAATAATGAATGATTCAGATAATGCAAGAAATGATTTTGAATTTACGAGACAAGTATATCACGATCTAATTAATAAACAATCAGCCGCTATTGAAGACATGATGGAAGTTGCTAGGAATACTGAACATCCTAGAGCATTTGAAGTTTTATCTCAAATGATAAAGCATGGTGCTGACATAAATGGTGACTTACTAGCAATGCATAAAAAGAAAAAAGAGCATTTTAAAGTAGACGATAAAAAACAAATTGGTCACCAAACAAATAATCTTTTTGTAGGATCAACAACAGATTTGCAAAGATTACTAAAAGATGCTAAGAAAGTGAAAGAATCCGATAATGTCATTGACATCACCGATAGATTTACAGAAGAATGATCAGCATTACTTAGGAAATCCTAATGTAAAGAAAGATGGTGTAGTTCAAAACTGGTCAGAAAACCAGATAAAAGAATACACCAAATGCATGGATGATCCAGTCTATTTTGCTAGAACATATTGTAAAGTTATTTCTCTTGATAGAGGATTAGTACCATTTGATCTATATCCATATCAAGAAGAAATGTTCTCTAGGTTTAACGAAAATAGATTTAGCATTGTTTTAGCCTGCCGTCAGTCAGGTAAGTCTATTTCTTCCGTTGCTTACTTATTATGGTATGCTATTTTCAATTCAGAAAAAACAATTGCTATTCTTGCTAATAAAGGCGCAACTTCACGAGAAATGCTGGCTAGAATCACTCTAATGCTCGAGAATCTCCCTTTCTTCTTACAGCCTGGATGTAAAGCATTAAATAAAGGCTCAATTGAATTTTCAAATAATTCTAGAATAGTTGCTGCTGCGACATCGGGTTCATCTATTCGTGGTATGTCTGTTTCTTTATTGTATCTTGACGAATTTGCATTTGTTGAAAACGATGCTACATTCTATACTTCAACATATCCTGTTATTTCATCAGGTATTGATACAAAAGTTATTATTACTTCTACAGCAAATGGTATTGGCAATGTATTCCATAAAATATGGGAAGGAGCCGAACAAGGAACAAACGAATATAAATCATTTAGAGTTGATTGGTGGAATGTTCCAGGACGTGATGAACAATGGAAAGAACAAACAATTGCTAATACGTCTCAAATTCAATTTGATCAAGAATTTGGAAATACTTTCTTTGGTACCGGTGATACTTTAATTAATGCTGACACATTATTAAAATTGAGAAGGAAAGAACCTATAATGGTTACACCAGAAGGTGTAAAGATATATGAAGAAACTGAAAAAACACATGACTATGTATTAATGGTAGATGTTGCGAAGGGAAGAGGACAGGACTTTAGTACATTTAATGTGATCGACATTAGCGTAAGGCCCTTTAAGCAGGTTGCTGTATATCGCAACAATCTTATCTCTCCATTACTCTTCCCAAATATTATTTATAAATATGCAAATTCTTACAATGAAGCATTAATTGTTGTAGAATCAAATGATGTAGGAATGGTTGTTTGTAATGGATTATATCATGATTTAGAATATGAAAATATGTTTGTAGAATCCACTATAAAATCAGATTCTCTTGGAATTAATATGAATAGAAAAGTTAAAAGAATTGGCTGTTCATCTTTTAAAGATTTATTAGAAGAGAATAAACTAGATATTGTAGATGAAGATACTATTTTAGAAGTATCTACCTTTGTAGCAAAAGGACAAAGCTTTGAAGCATCTGATGGTAATCATGATGATTTAGTAATGAATTTGGTTTTATTTGGTTATTTTGTTGGCACAAGTTATTTTGGAGAAGTTACCGATATTAATATAAAGAAAATGATGTTTGAACAAAGAATGAGAGAAATAGAAGATAATATGGTACCATTTGGTTTTTATGATAATGGAATCGTTGAAGAAGCTGAGCCTTGGAAACCTGATGATCCTTGGCAAGTTAGAGAAGATCCGTGGGATATTTAATTTTTATAAATAGTAATAATTGAAAATTCGTATCATGTAAAAACTTATAATTAGAAAAATGGAAAAGGAAGAGACATATGGCATTCAATCCATCAGCGTCTCCAGCAGTCACGACAAGAGAAATTGACCTAACAAGTGTTGTTCCAGGAATTACTTCCCCTATTGGAGCATATGTAGGCGATTTCAATTGGGGTCCAGTTAGGGAACCAATTCTTGTAAGTGATGAAGGAGTACTCGTACAAAAATTTGGTGCCCCTGAAGCAACTAATTCCGTAGACTTCCACTCAGCCGCATATTACTTAAGGTACTCTTCAGATTTATATGTGGTTAGAGAAGCTACAGCTGCAGCAGTTAATGCTGTAGACGCAGGGACCGCCAGACAAATTAGAAACGAGGCACATTTTGATGTAAGCGAATCAGGCTTAGATTCAGATGGTGTTAGCCTCGCAGCTCGTTATCCAGGTACACTTGGTAACAGCTTAAAAGTTATTACAGCCGGACCAAACAATTTTACAAGTCAATTTGATTCAGCACAGCAAAGTCAATTTGATGCGGCACCGGATAGTAATGAAGTTCACGTTTTAGTTATTGACGAAGACGGTGAAATCACTGGTACCGCTGGTGAAGTGTTAGAAACATGGCAGTTCTTGTCAACTGTTTCTGGTACTAAAACAGCAGATGGTACTGACAATTATGCACCAAATGTTATCAATAATGGATCAAATTGGGTCTATGTGGTTGGAACATTAAGCGATAGCGTTAGTGCAAGCTTAGATTCTGGTGTTCAATCAGATTCTCTTACCACAAGTGAATATGCAACAGGGTTTGATTTATTTGAAGATATCGACACTACTACTGTTGATTTCTTAATCGCACCTAGCATGTCATCTGCTTCTAATCATAGAACAGTAGTAAATGATTTAGTAGCAATTGCACAAGACGGTAGACAAGATTGTATGGTGGTAGCATCGCCAAATAGAGCAGCGGTTGTAAATAATAGTGGTTCAGAAGTAACCGATACAACTACAGCACTAAATGGTTTAACAAGATCTTCATACTTAGCGGTAGATAATAACTTCCTAAAAGTATACGATAAATATAACGATCAATACATCTTTATTCCTGCTGCATCTTCTACAGCGGGTATTATGGCATCAACTGCTGTTAATGCAGCACCTTGGTTCTCACCAGCAGGATCAAGAAGAGGCCAGTATTTAGGTGTTACATCGTTAGCATACAGTGCTAATAAAACAGAGCGAGACACTCTATATAAAGCGGGTATCAATCCTGTAGCAAATATTCCTGGTGAAGGAATCTTGTTATATGGTGATAAAACTCATTTATCTAGACCTTCTGCATTCGATAGAATTAATGTCCGTAGATTGTTCTTAGTTATTGAACGATCAATTGCGGCAGCAGCTAAGAATGTCTTGTTTGAATTTAATGACGAATTCACAAGAGCTGAGTTCGTAAGTATTGTTGAACCATTCTTGAGAGAAATTCAAGGTGGAAGAGGTATCACAGACTTTAGAGTTGTATGTGATGAAACTAACAATACAGCAGCTGTAATTGACAGAAACGAATTTATTTCGAACCTTTTCATTAAACCAGCACGTTCTATTAACTTTGTCACTCTTAATTTTGTGGCTGCTAGAACCGGTGTTGCGTTTGAAGAAATCGTCGGTACAGTGTAGGGAGATTAGAAAATGGCAATTCTTAGAATCGAAGATTTCAAATCTCAACTTAAAGGTGGCGGTGCACGCCCTAATCTGTTTCAATGTATTATTACATTTCCGCCAGCAGTTAATGCTCAAGGTGATGTAGTAAAAACTGCATTTATGGCAAAAGCAGCGCAATTACCGGCATCAACGATGTCATCAATTCCTGTTGGATTCCGTGGTAGACAGTTACAAATCGCAGGAGACAGAACCTTTGAACCTTGGACAGTAACAATTATTAATGACACTGATTTTACTGTAAGAAACTCAATGGAACGTTGGATGAATGCAATTAATGAACATGCAGCCAACACAGGTTTAACAAATCCAGCTGATTATCAAACTGATCTTTTTGTAGATCAATTGGATAAAGATGGTGTTAAACTAAAATCATATGTAATTAAAAGTGCTTTCCCAACTAATGTAAGCGCTATTGATTTAGCATATGATACGAACGACACAATTGAAGAGTTCACTGTTGAGTTCCAAATGCAGTACTGGGAGTCAAATACTACTAGTTAAGGTTGTATAGATAAAATAAAGCGGAGAGGGGTTACACCCCTCTCTGTAACTGTAATTAGGATAAAAATATGGCAGAACCAAATAGTGTAAAACTTTTCGGATTTGAGATTAGAAGATCTCCTAAAGTTGAAAAGGAAGAAAAGAAAAGAGTTTCTATTGTTCCACCTCAAGACGAGGATGGTTCTGGATATGTCACTTCAGGTGCAGCTGGCCATTATGGTCAATATGTAGATATTAATGGTGATCAAGCTAAAGACAATGTTCAATTAATTATGAAATACAGAGGGGTTTCAATGCACCCTGAAGTAGATATGGCTATTGAGGATATTGTAAACGAGTCAATTATTGCTGGTGGCTTAGATCAAACCATAGAAATTAATTTAGATGATGTTGAAATGAAAGAGACTGTAAAGAAAACTATAAGTGATGAATTTAAAAACGTTTTAAATTTGCTAGATTTTTCAAATAATGGTCATGATATTTTCCGTAGATGGTATACTGATGGCAGGCTATATCATCATTTAATTATTGATGATGCAAACCCTAAGCTTGGTATTCAAGAAGCAAGATATATTGATGCTACAAAAATAAGAAAAGTTAAAGAAGTTAAATCAAAACAAGATCCAAAGACTGGTGCTAAGATAATTGAAAAGGTAGATGAATACTACATTTATCAAGAAAAACCAGGGAAAATGAACACTGGTGTTAAAATTTCTTCTGATGCTATTAGTTATATTACATCAGGTGTTTTAGATGAAACTAGAAAAAAGGTTGTTTCACATTTACATAAAGCTGTGAAACCAGTAAATCAATTAAGAATGATGGAAGACTCATTGGTCATCTATCGTTTAGCACGTGCTCCAGAACGTAGAATATTCTATATTGATGTTGGTAATTTGCCTAAGGGTAAAGCTGAGGAGTATATGCAAAACATCATGGCAAAGTATCGTAACAAGCTTGTCTATGATGCAAATTCTGGAGCAATAAAAGATGATCGTAAGCATATGTCTATGCTTGAAGATTTTTGGCTACCACGGAAAGAAGGTGGTAGAGGCACTGAAATTTCTACTCTCCCAGGCGGTGAAAACTTAGGCCAAATAGAAGATATTATCTATTTCCAAAAACGTGTATATCGTGCTTTAAATGTTCCAGTAAATAGATTAGAACAAGAATCAGGTTTTAATCTTGGTCGGGCTACTGAAATTTCAAGAGATGAAATAAAATTTCAGAAATTTATTGACAGATTACGTCGTAGATTCTCTGGTTTATTTTTAGATATGTTACGTAAAAATCTCTTGTTAAAAAACATCATTACTGAAGAAGATTGGAACTCTTGGAAATATGATATTAAAGTAGATTTTGCTTTAGATAATCATTTCTCAGAATTAAAAGATACAGAGATTATGAGAGAACGCTTAACAAGTTTAGATCAAATATCTCAATATGTTGGTATGTATTTCTCCAGAGATTATGTAATGAAAAATATTTTACATTTTAGTGATGAAGACATTACTGAAATGGATAAGCAAATCAAAGCGGAACCTGATATGGAACCGCCTGAAGAAAATTAATATTCTAATAGTTAGAAAACTATTTTTATATAAATAATTGATAAATAGGAGATAATAATGGAAGATATGAATAATTTTATTGATGCTATGGTTCAAAAAGATTATGCCCAAGCCAATGGTATATTCAATGAACTAATGGGTCAAAAAATTGATACTGCTTTGGACGCTGAAAAAATCAACGTGGCAGCGCAAGTATTTAATGATGTTGAGCCAGAAGACGATGATGTCAGTGATGAAGAAATTGAAGCAATTGCTGATGAAGCTATCGAAGATGAAGAGGAATGGGAAGATGACGCCGACTACGCCGAAGACGACGACAATATTGAAGATGTCGAAGAAGAAGGTGAACATCTTGAAGCAGAAGACGAATTCGAGGATGAAGAAGTTTAGTGATTTTCGAGAGCAAGTCATATTTAATAAGAAGATTGATAGAGTTTCTGTCAAGATTCAAAAGAAAGGTAATAAATTTGTAGCATATGTAGATGGTGACATGTTAGATACATACTCATCTGAAAAAGAAGCTAAGAAAATGGCTACAACATTTATTAAACAATATAAAGGTTAAAACAATGAAGCTTATTGCAGAATATATTGATCAAGAAATTGGATACGTTACTGAAGCAAAAGGTGACGGTAGTAAATCATATACTATTGAAGGTATATTTGCACAAGCTGAAGGTAAAAATCGTAACGGTAGAGTATATCCAAAGGCTGTTATGGAATCAGCCGTTGACAAATACGTTACGGAACAAGTTAATACTAAGAGAGCTGTTGGTGAATTAAACCATCCAGATGGTCCAACAGTAAACTTAGATAAAGTTTCTCATCGCATTACAGAACTTGATTGGGATGGTAATAATGTGATGGGCAAAGCGCTTATATTAGACACACCGATGGGTAATATCGTAAAAGGTTTATTAGAGGGTGGTGTACAACTGGGCGTTTCAACTCGTGGTATGGGAAGTCTTGAGCAAAGGAACAATGCAATGTATGTTAAGGATGATTTTATGCTTAACACTGTTGACATCGTTCAAGATCCATCTGCACCTGATGCATTTGTTAATGGGATTATGGAAGGTGTTGAATGGGTTTGGAATAATGGAATTATTCAAGCACAAGAAATTGAAAGAATGGAGACTGAAATTAAACAAGCTCCGCGTACTTACTCTTATGAGACACAAGTTCGTGAGTTCAAAAATTTCCTCTCGTTACTGAAAAATAAATAAGGAGTCAAGCATGACTGATCAAATCGAAGAGCATGATCTTGAGCTCAATGAAAACGAGGAAATCGTTGATGAAGCTCACGATCCTAAAAATGCGGAAAGCCAGAGTGTAGCTTCTGTGGATGCGGCTGGATCTAAAACCGGTACTGCTAAAAAGCGTAAAGGTGATAAGTCCAATTCTGAAAAAGCAGATAAACATACTCCAGGTGATCCTGATAAACACACAGCAAGCGTAAGAGATGCTGGTGCACAACCAAAAGAAGATTACGATTTTTCTGATGATTTAAGTGCACTTATTTCTGAAGAAGCAACTCTATCTGAGGGTTTCAAAGATAAAGCAGCTCTAATTTTCGAAGCAGCAATTAATTCTAAAGTTGCCGCTGAAGTAAATCGCTTGGAAGAGCAGTACGAAGAACAATTGTCAGAAGCTTTAAAAACCGAAAAAGAAGAAATGGTTGAAAAAGTAGATGGCTATTTGAACTACGTAGTTGAACAATGGATGGAAGATAATAAACTTGCAATCCAAAACGGTCTACGTGCAGAAATTGCTGAGAACTTTATGAGCCAGTTGAAAGACTTGTTTGTAGAATCTCACATTGATGTACCAGACGAAAAAGTTGACCTAGTTGACGACCTATCTGAGCATGCAGAAGAACTAGAAGAAGCACTTAACAAAGAGATCGAAACATCTATTGCGTTGAAAGAAGCCTTAGAAGCTCTTCAGCGTAAAGATATTCTCCGCGAAGCTTCCAAAGAACTTGCAGATACTCAAGCTGCTAAGCTTGAAGATTTGGCTGAAGGTGTTGAATTTGAATCAGCAGAGAAATTTGCTGAAAAAGTTGCAACATTAAAAGAGTCATATTTCAAATCTGAAAACAAAACCTCTGAGTCTATGACTGAAGAAGTTGAGGACGATGAAGGTACTGTTGAAGAAGTATCAGAAGCAATGAGCCAGTATGTCTCAGCTCTCAAAAGAACTCATAAATAAGGGAAATACAAATGGAAAATAATATCCAATACCAAGCAATGATGGAAAAGTGGGCTCCTGTTCTTAACGAGGAATCTGCTGGAAACATCAAAGACGCCCATCGTCGCGCGGTGACTGCAATGGTTCTTGAGAACCAAGAAAAAGCACTTCGCGAAGAAGGTCTGATTGCAGAAGCAGTTCCAGGAAATAACACTACTTCCGCTGCTAACTGGAATCCAATTCTAATCTCACTTGTACGTCGTGCAATGCCAAACATGATGGCATACGATGTATGTGGTGTTCAGCCAATGACTGGCCCAACTGGCTTGATCTTCGCAATGAAGTCACGCTACGATGGCGGTGATACTTCAAATACTGAAGCACTATTTAACGAAGCAGACACTAAATTCTCTGGTGATTCTTCTGCTACACACGGTGCTGATGGTTCTGGTCTATCTGGTCTAACCGACTCAAACTCTGACTCTTCTATCGATAATGATAGAACTGGTCCAAGCTTTGGTGGCGGTATGGATACAGCAGACGCTGAAGGACTTGGTTCATCTGGTGCCGGTCCAGCATCTTCTTTCAACGAAATGGGTTTCACCATTGAAAAAGCAACTGTGACTGCGAAGTCACGTGCGTTGAAAGCAGAGTACAGCCTAGAGCTTGCTCAAGATCTTAAAGCAATCCACGGGTTGGATGCTGAGACAGAATTAGCAAACATTCTGTCAACTGAGATCTTGGCTGAAATCAACCGCGAAGTAATTCGTACAATCAACAGCCAAGCTAAAACTGGTGCAGGTACTGCTAACACTGCAATCAATGGTATCTTCGATCTTTCTACAGATGCAGATGGCCGTTGGTCAGTTGAGAAGTTCAAAGGCTTGATCGTTCAACTAGAGCGTGAAGCAAACACAATCGCAAAAGAAACTCGTAGAGGTCGTGGTAACTTTATCATCACTTCTTCTGATGTTGCTTCTGCATTGTCTGCAACAGGTATGTTGGATTACGCACCAGCGCTATCTACAAACTTGAATGTTGACGACACAGGCAACACATTTGCTGGTGTTCTTAACGGTCGTACTCGTGTATACATCGACCCATATGCAACTGTTGATTATATCACAGTTGGATACAAAGGTACTAACCCATATGACGCAGGCGTATTCTACTGCCCATACGTTCCACTAACAATGGTACGTGCTGTTGGGGAAGAAACCTTCCAACCAAAAATTGGTTTCAAAACTCGTTACGGCATGGTTTCAAACCCATTCGTAGGTGCAACACCATCAGATGGTCTAGCAGCAGCGAAATCAAACCAATACTACAGAATCTTCCGTGTCGACAATATCTTGACTACGTAGGAATAATAAAAATAATAATAACAAAACTTTTGGGGCCAAATTTGGCCCCTTTTTTTCTGTATAAATAAAACAGAATAGCGAGGTGATTCATGGCCGAAATAACTAAAAATATAAATTTATTACAAGCTACACAATTTCAGATTTCAATTGATCGAAATTATGGCAATTTAACATATTTTGTCCAGAATGTAAACCATCCTGGTGCTTCAGTTAATCCCGTAACTATGCCAATTCCTAGAGTTTCTTCAATATCTCTAACAGGAGATACGTTAACAACTGATGAATTATCAATGGATGTGTTAGTTGATGAAGACATGAGTTCATACGTAGAAATGTATAATTGGCTCATACAATCAGTGCAATCAAATTATGAAACACCAAGTTCTAGAGATCCGGACTCTACATTTGTACCTGAAGCCGACATTACATTGTTAGTAATGTCTAGTCATAATAATGTAGTTAGAAGAATTAAATATATAGATTGTGTACCAGTTTCAATTGGTACAATTTCTTTCCAATCTACATTAACAGAACCAACTCCCTTAACCTTTCCAATAACATTTAGAACAACACATTTTGAAATAAACTAAGAGATATAACATGAGTGAAAAAGAAATTCAGTATGGACCACGTGTAGTCGATGAGTATGTTAGACTATATAGAGCAATGATAGTGTGGTGTAATCAAAGAACTGGCGGTGGCAGATTTTTTGAATGGATGACAGTTGAACATCATAAGCTTACTATATGGAATGACTTATTTGATGCAGTAGAAAAAGCAGGATATACTATCAATAGAGATGACATGAGTGATACTATCTTTGATCCTGTTCATGGCGTTTTTAGAAACGTTTATGAGCAATACGAAAAAGATAAAGATTATCAAAAATTGTCACGCGCTGTTGCTATGATTCTTTGGCATCGGCCTTCATTTAGAATTATAAATGAATATACCCCTGATACACTATGTCAATTAATTATACAAAAAGCAAATGATTATCATTATAGCAATATTTTCATATATAGACGTAATGCTATGAATCGTTTACTATCTTTATATTGGGCTGAAGAAAGTCAAAATTGGACTGAAAATAATTGGGCGGTTTCTGATTTAAATATATCTAAATGGAAACCAGAAGAACCAGATGAAAAAAGATTAAAC